GGGGAAGGGAAAGCAGATTGTGAATTTATGATTTGGGATGGTATAGACAGTCCCACATATTGCACCCGTGGCAACGCCCGCCCGCACCCCCGGGCACCGGAACTTACCAAGATGCTTTTGCGCTCCTGCTTCGGAGATTTTGGAGATTGCCCCTGTGATGACGAATGTGTAGTGTCTGAATATTGCGCAAAGTATCACGAGGATCATCAGAAAAATTCGTGTGGTATGACAGATTCACAATGTGGGTTTGTTCAAGAATACGAGAAAGCCGAAGCAGCCCGCACCGCCACGCTCACAGCAGTAGATAAAATTGAGAATCTTTCAACGTTTGAATTCGCACAGATGAAAGGGGTAATATTTGTTATAAAGAAGGATACAATAGAATCCCTCCGGCGCACCGCACAGGAGCAACAGCGATGATATTTTTCGCAAGAAACGGGAAACCACTTGGTACTTTGAACTTTGTCACGGATCATATTGAATTGATGAAATCCGCAGAGTTTGATTTGACCGATGAGGAAATCAAAAGGATGGAAAATGGAGAGTATATTGTTCGCAAGCCAGCCAGGTAGTTTACTATGACGAGACTAGCTGATTTACTACCGGACATTCCGGAACCGAAACACTGGGGTTACCAGTTGTTATGGTGTGATTACTGTAAAGGAACGTACGATATGATCGGTTGGGATAGTCAAGCTGGAATGTACCGGTTACACTGTCGAAACTGTAATATGGTAGTCTGGGCATCTGCCGAATCCGTGACGTGTGGACCACCAATGTTAGGAGACTTCAGATGATAGTTACTCATAGTTTTTACGATGGTACTACCGAGACGTATTGGATAGAAATGGACTACAGTACGGAGTCTCTTACATTATACTATCCTACAGTGATGTATATTGTTGGTTTGATGCACGATGAAGTTACCCGTGATAGTGAACTTGATCTGGTTGATGATATTTGTGACCGTATTGATTGTTATTATGAGATGTTTGAACGGTACGGAGACGTTCGATGACTGACCGATACTGTGAATCGTGTGAACATTACGGTGTGAAGGCACGTATGGACGTTGAGATATGGGAGGAGTGGGATGGAGAGAACGAAAGGTGGGGATACATATACTGCTGTCCCGTATGTGGACGGAAAGATCGGTAAGGAGATTGTAGATGACATTCTACTTTAGACCAGCTGGAGACTTTAAGTTCTACCCATGTAAAGAAGCTGAAGTTTCGAAGTGCTTTCTTCATATATGTGAAATAGGTACTGGTGAACCAGCTGAATGGGATACCGTAACAACGTATTTAAGAAAGCATCCAGGTTGTGTACGTGGTGCTCCATCTGGACAGTTTGTCTATCTAATCGATGATTAGGAGGAAGGTATGAGTTATAATAACAAGACTGGAATCGTTACAGCTATAGAAGACGACGCTATATTTATCGATAACGATATGTTTCTAACTGACACTAAACGATCTAAAGAACGTATGGCTCAAACTTGTCCCCAAGTTGGAGATAAAGTTGAGTTTAACTTTAACGAGAAGACTGGTGACCTGATCTATCTAAGAATGTTTATCCCTGGACCTGCAGCTGGTAATAGACGACCAGTTACGATTGATGATGTGATTGAGGTTGGCGGAATAATGTTCTGTCCAGATCAAGACGATCCAAATCCATTTGGAGATGAGTTCATTGAGTACGGACATAATCTAGAGTGATCTTGGGAGGTTAGATGGTAAGTTTTAATACATGTAGACGACCGGATCTACTGGAACTTGGTAACTGTTCAGTATGTGAGTGGAACCAAGATGAGGACTATCCGGAGTGTATCAGTGAATGGAAGTCATTCTGCTGGTATATTAAACTACTTATCAAGAAAGAAGCTGAGTATCTTGAGTACCATGAATCACTTAGACGTGACGGTTTAAAACAAGAGACTGCTAATTACTGTACAGCAGAAGCGTTTCGTATTGCAAGAGTATTATTCCTTAAAGATGCTAGTGAGGAGGTCTAGTATGTGAAACGTGATGATATCGTGACGATAATACAGACTGCGAAAGTTCGGTCTGTTTTTGGTAATTCAGTAGCCGATGCTATTTGGGTGGAGACACTAGATGGAATACTGAGTTGTGTGATTAAAGGACAAGATCGTTACCAGATATTATCATGGTTGAACCATGAACGATCTAAAGCTGGTAAGGATAAGCGTGATGCTATTGACAAAGCATGGAAGCTTGTGGAAGATGAACTACCATGATGACGTTAGTTAAGTGGATTCACGAGGCTAGACATTGTGATCAGTCGATTAATAGACCTGGTCGTGATCCACACTGTAAACTGTTAGTACAGGCAAAGAGTGAAGAGAAACGTTGTGGATACGATAGGTGCCCGAAAAGTTGGTAACTGGAGGTTACTATGTTTACGATTGATCAGATACTGAATGGTGACTATAAACTAGATCAGATCAATGAAACAGATTATGATCAGATCTGGACTGTCTTACGTTTAAAGATAGACGAACTACAGTATAGTAAAGGTAGAAACGATGATGATTGGAATCTAATGAGACGTCTTCAGGAACAATTGGACAACCTGATTGACGTTCGTGAACTCAAAACTAAACTAACATGTGAACGTTGTGGAAAGAATGCTTCGTATAACACACCAATGATTGATATGGAGACAAACCAGGTTCTCTGTTCAACATGTGCTCACGACGATACATCTGGACATTTACTGAGAGGTATTGATCAACGGTCAACCTGGAGAGGAGAACTACACTACGATTCGAACTTGGAGTATATGAAGAACGGAAATGTTGTGTGGATCGGAAGATCTGATTACGGATTCCACACGAAACCTAATTACGGTGGACATCACGTTACGATGCGTCATTCGATGCCTAGTGTCTGTACCTGGATCGATAAAGGACATACAACTTTTCCGTTAGATATTGACGAGAAGCTTCTTGCGATTCAGGATCCGGAACAGATATTTAAACTAATGGAGGAACTGGCTAACGGAAAGAAGTTCCGCTGCACTACTTGTCACAAAACTTTCCGTGAGGATGGGTGTGCTGGACGACCGTTGTTCGCCGGAAAGGTATGTGTGGGATGTTGGACGAAACATCTAGAACGACTTGAGAACGAAAGGAAAGCAGGTCACGTCTGTTCGATGTGTGGACAGCCATATGGTAACTGCTGCTGCTAGACTGTTATGGTTCGGCTATACTTTTGAACAGGAACAACTGGTGAAACTATTGAGGAACGTTATGAAACGATGTCCAACATGTAATCAAGAAGTACTGACACACGGTAAGTGTCAGGTTACCAGCTGTCAGAACGATGCTACGTTAGAAGGCTGGCATAAAGTTAGCCCTGATCTGATGAGAGTACTGAGAGTTTGTGACGATCACGTATCAGAGTTAATAGGAGGATTAACATATGGGAAAGATGACAGTTGAACAACTGAAACAGAAGTACGGAACGGAAGGCATCCGTGTGATAGCGGCATACTTCCGTTATGATGTTGAAGAAGGTATCGATATACGAACTGATGGACTAGACTTAATGCTCCGTATCCTGGAGGATGTCGGAAATATGTTAACGGAAGATCCAGTATGATGATTGATTGGGTAGTCCGACTGTACAGAATATTCCTCTGTGCTATAGGGCAATTAATTTGTATACAGTGTGGAAGCATAAACATTACGGTTATCGGATGGGAAGATTACCATCTACGATACCGTTGTAACGTTTGTGGAGAAGAAACTTTAGTACTAACGGTGTGATAACATGAAACGAGAACTACTAATCGTACTGATATTGATGTGTGTTAATCCTGTTACAGCAGGATCAGTCATGGTGATACTTCGAGCTGGAGGATCTGCTCAGGATACAACTGTGTACTTTGGATCTAATACGACTCCATTTGACTCGATGTACCATCCGGATAGAACTGAAATCGAGAACCAGAATGTTGAATTTATTAAAGGAACAGTTCTTCCAGATGGGAGAACGGAATTGATCGATCTAGATACTGGTTGGTGGACTGTACACATACGGAATGGTAACGCTAACCAGGAAGAGAAGCTAGACTTCTACGTTGAGAATGGAATAACATACGTTTCGCTTCTTGGAGCTGCAGTCTCCCCGAAGGTTAATCATACTAAGCCTGACTGTGTTATCCTGGAACACACAGAGTATCGTTTCCGTGATTTCGTTAAGGGTGAACTACAGGAAGTTTGTCATCCTGAAGTTAGCCATGAGGAACGGATAACGGAGAGACAGATAGAGACGTATACGAAAGCTGGATGGGTTATAACATCTCCGTGGGAGGAAGGATACTGTCTAGATAGTTGTTACGGTACGAAACGATGTACGGAGAGAACTACTGTACGGATCGTTATCGATACACCTGCATACTGTGAATGGGTACCAGTATCTGAGGATCATTGGACAGAATGGTCAGACTGGTCGACTGACGTTCCGATAGTTGAGGTTGATCGTGAGATCGAGTCACGGATCGTTCCGAGACAGAATATCTGTAAGGGAGTTAGTAGATCAGCGTGTGTGACCTAATCTACCCTTTTTACTGTTAGGTAATCCGGTTCAATCCGGAAAGGGGTATTCGGGGATATCCCCGAGGAGGACCGTTAAGTGATAATGGTAATGATGATCGAAGGGGAGGTATATGCGACCTTCTACATCGATCGTAAAGAAGGTCTAAAGATGGCTGAGTACGTTGAAGAGTATAATAGATTCTCAGAAGATTGGTACGATGATCATCTTGATGATGAGTATGATGAATGCCCGAGTATACTCGAGTGGTTAGATCGTTGTAAGAATGTTACGACGGCACCTGTAGACGTTGCTGTTATATCAGGCGTTGATGGGTACTGGTATACGTAAGGAGGTATGATAATGGCAAAAGTTAGACTAACAACATATCCAGACTGTATTCCGAATGTATATGTATATCCGGAATGCCCGTTTGCTGGGAAACGAAAGTACGAAGCAAGTGGTGAAGTAGATTGCGAATACGGAGATATACCAATGTATTGTTCTTCACGTGATGAACAAAACGTATGTCCGTTTGATAAGTTACAGAAGGATAAACATGACTGACATAAGTACTACTGCTGAAGATATTGTTGATGCGTTACTCGCAACCGATGGTGTTGATGAGTACGACTTGCTTGTTCACATGTTCGATAACTGTCCTGAAAAAATTAGAGATAAGTTCGTTGGTGATATACAGGACCAGTATGAACTTTATACATTGGATGAGGCATGTGAAGCGTTAAATGATGCTAAGAGTATCTAACTGGAGATGAACTAGATGAAGCTTGGAAACATTGAAGTATCTGGAATTAAGCGTATTGTTGAAGGACCACATGTTTGCTGGGAACGCTACAGGACCAGGTGGGTAAAGTTTGTCAACGGTGACGCTATAGACGGAATGTCTGAACAGGAGATGCATGATTATCTGGATGATAAGTTATACGACACCCAGATGATTAGTAATACGATGTATAGCGTATATCGTATCTGGGTACACAACGAAACGATTAATGTTGAGTATCTCGGGAGAACACTTAAGGTACTTAGACATATTGAACATGTTGAACGAACTGGAAAGCGTATCTCATTCGAAGATGCCGTGAAGGAACTTGGACTATGATTCGTAGATATAGAGCGTTATCAGCTCGTGTAATAGCTGTAGCCTCGGTTAATGAAGATGTTGGTGACTGGGCGGCGTATATTGATGCTGTACCTGGAAAGCGACATGATGATGAGTGGCAGGAAGTAGCACGGTCAGGAAATAAACTACAACAGTCTATAGCTGAGATACTATTTCCTGACTGTACACAGTATCGTTGGAGACAGTAATATGAACGATGAGGACTTAGTTGATTTCTGTATCTCGAAGTGTGGTTGTGGATACTGTAATTATATGACACAACGAAGAAGTCAAGGTGACTGGCCGTGTGTTGAACTAATATGTTCTGACTGCCGTTCACGTGGTGAGCCAACTGAAGCAATGTGTAAGTTCTGTAGGGGATTATCGTGAAGAAAGCTATCGTTGACGTTCCGTCTGGGGACTATATGTGGTTTGAGACACTAATGTCACACAACAGTTGGATGTTCGAATGGGCTAACGACGGTGAGGAGTTACCAGATTATGTCGAGGATGACTGACAAACTAACGTGTTTCTTTTTCGGACATACTTGGGATGAAGGTTACGCACCTGATGACCTGAAAATATGTATAGTATATGAATGTACTAGATGCCATATAAAGAAACATATATCGATTCGTAAAATTATTGTAAGAGAGTTGATGAAATGACTACTGAAGCCGAACCACAGGTTAGAAAGTTCTGTGCTGAACTTGGAGACTTTAGACTAATGAACGAGAGTAACCGTTATAATTGTCGTAATATGCTTGCTGGATTCCTCCAGGCATGTGAACGATTAGGCTGTATGACTCACGATGAAGCTCAAACTCTGTTTGCTGAACTGGCGGGTTGATCGTTATGAACTATACTGATGGACTAGTTATACGATGTCCTGAATGTGGTGCACTGAACGTACTACTGAAACAGATAGACGGTACGTTGTATAAATGTTTATCGTGTGAGGGTTCGATCAACCCTGGGAACGGTATAGTGTATCGACTAAGGGATCCGGTGATAGAATGACTGATATATCTGAAATGTCAGATAAAGAGATCAATACGTTCGTTAAGAAACGAAGAGCTAACGTTGATCTAGATAAGATTACATGTGCTATATCTGAGAACAGAGTAACACTTGTACGAGAGCTGACGTCACCATTGGACGGCTATCGTGAATATAAACTGGTGATTCGTAATGACTAACCGTTGTCCGTATAGCTATTACGATCGAACAGCTTACTGTAATATCTGTGACTTAACTGGTAAGCAGTGTGATGGATATCTGGAGAAGTGTAACGTGTGGATTGATCCATACGGAGAAGATAATGATGATAGCTGATGTTACCGAACTGACAAAAGACCAGGCAATACACTTAGCTGAAAGTAAGTGGTGGGAAGGAAAAACCGATCGTGAAATTGTCGAGTTTCAACTATTTACGAAACGTTTATGTATGCCGTTCGATCTGTTTCATAAAGCAGTTGAAAGTACACTTGGGAGACCAGTGTGGACACACGAATTTGGATCAGCGGGACGCTTAAAGGAAGAATTCCTTGGTGATAAGCCAGCACCGACGTTCGATGAGATAATAAACTTGATACCGGAAGATAAACGTATACTGGTAGTAGTAGATGATAAACATGACTGAACCAACTACTAGACTAGCACTAATATTTGTATCACCGTTAACAAGACTTGTAAAACGGATTACGTGTGAGGACGTTCCTAAAGACGTTCTGGATAAAGTTATCAGTATAGTTGACGACTATATAGTTGAGGGGTAGATGACTGAACTAGAAAAGTGGTGCCACAGTTGTATGAATCTATACGGAAGTGATCGTCATTGGAGTTGCTTCAAGCAACATAAACTAAACGATAATCTATCACGACCAAGTAACTGTGTTAGTGATTACGTGAGGTATCCATGACTCCTATCGAACGTATGTCTATCTGGGTAACGGGTTCGTTCACTGCATTTCACCACTATCCTGGAGCTCCCGATGACGTGTCATATCTGAGGGAACCACACCGTCACAAATTCTATTGGCGTGCTGAAATCTTTATCAATCCAGCTGTCGATCGGGAACTTGAGTTTCACCAAGTTCAACGGACGATCAACGAGAAACTTCCTCTCTGTATCAACAAGTCAGACGCTGGATCGTGTGAGATGATGGCTAAAGCTATTTCGAAGGTCATAACGGAACATATCACACTTTCCGGTCGCATTATTACTGTTTCCGAGGATAATGAATGTGGTAGCACGTACTATCATTACCTTTCAAATCTTAATGTCCTTTACAAATCATAAGATTTAAATACTAATAAGTACAATCATATTATGGAGATTACGATATTTTTATCAGACGTAATCGTCCGAGGAAACACTATGTCGAAAGCAACTGAACTTGCAGACCTGTATGACTCTATTGCTGCAGAACAGGCAGCAAAGGGTGTGAAAGGAGAGAAAGCAGGAATTATACGTGAACATGTTCGGAACATTGTTGCTGCAAAGGCAAAGCAGAACATGACTGAACTTTCACAGGCAACTCTCCGCCAGGCCGTTAAGAAACTTATTGGTGAGGACGCCAAACTTGATCAGTCATACTTTAGTACACTGATCAATGGGATGTATGAGACTAGGAAGGACAAGACCGGTGCGGTTGTTGTACTGACCGATCACGAGAAGCCCCCGAAACAGCGGAAACAGAAAGGGGAGTAAATGGTCCTCCTGGTGGTCGGAAACTACCAGACTGTACAATTTGAACGATTACCGTGGACTGAACTGACTGGAGTTTTATGGATACACTGTAGACAAGATAGTACTACAGACCTGAAGTATAAACTGAAAGTTCAGTGTAGAGAACACGGGATTCCGTTAGATATTCAGTTTGCAGTTCCACCATCAGAATCCACCGAAGCAATTCCGAGAGAACTCCTTATCGGCTTCGGACTCCGATTATCGCGGGAGGTGATACTATATGACGAACTTGTTAATACCATCCAAGCTGCCACGCCGAATCAAATCACGAAAGATTGTAGCTACGTTCTTGGAAGCAAAGAAGGACAAGCTGAAGGTTAACGTGGACCAGACTGGACGTGATAAACAAAACGTTTACGTTTCGTTACATCAGTATCTCTCCAACCATCCAGAATTCGGTGTAGGTGTTCAACTTGAAGATGGAAACATCGTTCTATACCGAAATACTGAGTGAACGTATTGGACTTTTCGTACTGAATGATTGGACTATCGATGAAGCTTATACGCTATCGGATGTAGCGGAGATGTTCAATATAGATATTCGATTGGCTCGATACTATCTAATGCGGTTGGTTGATAAAGGAGTCCTTTGTCAGATTAAATGGGAACGCAATACATACTATGCGCATTCATGTTGGCGAAAACCATTCAGAGAACTTGGAGTAAAGGTACTATGAATACTACTCAGATAGTATTTGGATTAGTAACTGGACTATTCGTGTTCGGAATCGTTTACGGAATTAATGGTGGAACGATACCGGCTGTTGCGGTGATGATCGTATCAACGATCGGAGCAACAGTATTCGGTCTCGCAACAGCATCGATAACTGACAAGCAACCATGAAACGAGGAATTAAATGCAGACTAAACCATTTGTTGAAATGCTCGTAAAGGGCGGATGGGATAAGAAGGAAGCGGAACTGAAGGTTAAAGCACTTCAGGCTGCACTTGTCCAGCAGAATCCTGGTGAGGATGATGCTTTCATTGAGAAGACTATTCGACTTGCAATTGGTAAGATCTTACGATCTAAGATTGAGAGACTGACCGGTGTATGTATCGGGTTCGGTCCTAAGCAGGATTCGAATAACTTCGCTAAGCGGAAGGCAATGGAGATCTATGAGCAGAATCCAACTGAAGCTATCAGTGGCAAGTATGTCGCTGTCAATGCTGATGGTACGCTCATGATGAAGGATAATAAACCCGTTCCTGCGGATAACCGTGAGTTCTTAGACCCCGATACTAAGAAGATGAAGAATAGGAATTGGGGTAAGCCGTTAGGCGATAATATCCAACGGGAAGCGTTATTTATCATCGGGAAGAAATTCATCCGGGTGTTCGGAACGTTTGATTGTAAACTCGGTTATGAGTATGCAATCTTCGGTGTACCTTCAGAAAAAGGATATGTTTCCGTTCCGAAGGATGGTCCAGGACTGAAAGTAATCAAGATGCTTGAAGATACTGAGTTCTGGAAGCTGGCTAACGATGTTGCCGGAAAGGATGACATGGCTGTAGATCTAGCTTCGGTAAATGATATCCTGAAGAACAAGCATGTCGTTACAGCTGGGACTATTGTTTCAGTTCGTGAGTCTGGTAAAGGAATGATGATCGTTCTGAATTCAGATACTTTCCAGGAAGGTCTGGTTTGTTTCACTGCTGATGGTGAACTGAACGATGAGATTAATACCTTAAGTCCTGGAAATGATATTATTGCAGCGGGACGGACAATGGAAACTGATGATAAGGTAAATGGCGGGAAGAGACGTTCCATGTCGTTTGCTGGATTTGCAGCTAACCCTGAATCCGCTAAGACTGCAAATGCAATTAAGAAACTCGACAACGTTATGTTTGAGTGAACGGTAGTACCTGCAGTGGCGAATAATACAGTTACTTCTACTTGACCTTGAAATCATACTGTATTAGATTATACCCTGCGACCTCCCCCGAGGTGCTAATGTAGGAATGGCAAACAGTACGGTTACTTCACTTACACTGGAACTAAACACCGTACTGGCCTATACCTTCCTGAAAGATGATAGGGTAGCAAAGAGAACGGATACTTCACCACTGTACGAAGACCTCCGGCTAGACCGGGCAAAGGTTACCCCGTTCTCGATCGTTCTCCCTACTGATGATTACAAGATAGAGTGGCACTGAATACAGATACTTCGGTACATGACCTCGTATATTTGAGATCTATCAGGTTCAAACCCTGACGACCGAAATGTCGTTAAACTAATCCTCTGTATTCAAATGTTCCCTCTGTTAAAGAAAACGGAGTAGCGTAAAGTACGGATACTTCTTGGTTCAACTCCAAGTACCCTTAACTGGGTACATGTGGATTCGTGCCGTGCTTGACTGTACTCTCCGTTAAATGAGTCTGTGGTGTAACGGTAGCATGCTAAATTACCGAAAACGCTTATACCTCCGAAAGGATGGCATTGTTAACGGTTACTTCACTGTGGATGAAGAGGTTCCGGTTCAAATCCGGACAGACTCACTATCTAACGATATGTTAGAGATTGGATGGTAAAGTTAACGGTTACTTCAGACTTACCGGAATAACACCGTTAACGATTGTTCCTCCAATCATTACTAGTGACAGGTACGATGGTCAGAGGTAAAGCACCTCGGTAAAAGACGCTTCCATCTGTAAGCGGAGAGGATATAACCCCCCCACCTGTCATACAATTAATGTAGTGACTGTAGTGTAGTACGGTTCATCATGCTTAACATAGCTGTAAACGGTTGTACCCTTAAGAGAGTGGCGTAGTTGACAGTTACTTCGCCTTCCACGCGAGCGACCTGGGTTCAAATCCCAGCAGTCACATTGGTAACGGAATTGCCCTGTCGTACATGGTGGAGCTGACAAGTACGATGATAGTCAGTGTGGGTTCAACTCCCACCCGTTACCGTTAAGTACCGAAGTCCGAATACCTAATACTGGAGAAGTGTTATGGCGAGATTTAATGCAAAACCAAACGGAACGAAACCCGTTAACTATGAGGGGGCGGAAGCGTATAAGCCTTCTGACAAGTTAGCATTGATGCTCCACACGATGTCGTTTATGATGTCTGGAGACTCATACTATACGAAGGAGAAACAGACTAGCGATGCTATACTGAATCTTGTTAAACGGATCAGTGTAAACGATCCTGAGTACGTACCGAAGTTGGCGGCATATGCACGGAACGAAATGTACTTGAGAACTGTTCCTGTGTTTCTATTAGTTGAGTATGCTAAGGCTGGAACTAAACTGGAAGGTGCGTATAAATATGTTTCAAGTATTCTTCGGAGAGCTGACGAACCCGCAGAAGCGATAGCATACTTTTTAGCGTCGTCACCTATTAACCCAGAAGTAGAAGCGAAACGGAAAGCCTCACTTGAAGCTCAAGGTAAGAAGTATGTACCGAAGACATTCGCTCCGATACCTGGAATGCTAAAGAAGGGTATTAGTGATGCGTTAAACCAGTTTGATGAATACCAGCTGGCGAAGTATAATCGTGAAGGAAAGGTAACACTGAAAGATGTTATCTTCCTGACACATCCGAAACCGAAATCTGCAGAACAACAGGTACTGTATGATAAGATTATCAACGGAACATTGGAGACTCCGTTTACTTGGGAGACTCACATTTCGAAGAACGGTGCTTCTAAGAGGACATGGGAGGAAGTAATTCCAAAGATGGGCTACATGGCGCTACTGAGGAACTTAAGAAACTTCCAGAAGCATGATGTTGATATGAATCTTTATCTGAAGCGGTTAACGGATCCTGTTGCTGTACGGAAAAGTAAACAGTTCCCCTATAGGTTCTTCAGTGCTTACCGTGAGGTAGGTGGACCTACAAAAGTTCTGGATGCGATAAACGATGCAATGACTATATCCGTTGAGAATGTTCCACGGATATCAGGCAAGACATTTATTGCGTCTGATAACAGTGGATCGATGCATTCAGACGTTTCCGATAAGAGTACTGTTCAGTGCATTGATATCGCATCACTGTTCAGTGCAATCTCGTTACATGTATGTGAGGAGGCAACAGTTGGTGCGTTCGGACAAACTTACAAGACTGTACCGTTATCTAAACGTGACAGCATTCTTACTAATATGCAGAAAGTTGCTACTACTGACGTTGGTCATTCTACTAATGCTTGGTTAGCAATAACTGATATATTATCGAAGAACCAGTTCTACGATCGGATCTTCTTGTTCTCCGATATGCAGTGCTATAATAGCTACGGGTACGGTAGTGACGTTCAGGATGTGCTTAAACAGTACAGGATGAAAGTCAATCCGAACTGTAGACTGTATAGTTTCGATGTATCGTCTTACGGACTACTTAAGATTCCAGAGTCGGATCCGTTAACATGTCCGATTAGTGGATACAGCGATGCAGTATTCAAGTTTGTTCCAATGTTTGAAGCTGATCGTGGAACAATGTTAAAGGATATTGAACACTATACTTTTTTAACGGGGTAACATATGGCACTCGGAAAGAAGATTAAGGACGAACCAGAACGTGTTCCACGGAATATTAAGGAGATCTTTAAGCCTTCTGTGGAACTAGAACACGTTTCGGGTCTCAAGATAGCGTGTTGGGGACGTGCGAAAGTCGGGAAGACACATCTAGCGATGACAGCTCCTAAACCTATCTATGGGATAGATACTGAAGGATCTTGGTCACTGAATCGTTTACAGTTTCCAAAAGATGTTCAGGAACAGATTCACGTTGCCCAGGTACTTTATGAAGCTGATAAGAAGCTCCATAAAGTTGACGTTGTAAAGAGCTTAGACGCTGCATATGAGGCGATGGATGTTCTGACTGACTTTATCGCTGACTATAAGGGTCCAATCGGAACTATCGTGATCGATAGTGGATCTGATATATGGGATTGGTTAGGAACATGGAAGGACGAATCGAACTTTACAGATCCTGGACGGTTAGCTTGGGGACACGCCAATAAACGGTATAACGAGTTTATCATGATGATGCTTCACTCCCAGTGGAATGTTATCGGGTGTTTCCGTGCAGAGGCTGCTGTTGGTGACCGTGGTGCTGATCTTGGATACGATAAGGCTAAGTGGCAGAAGAAAACTGACTACTGGTTTGATGTTATACTGGAAATGAAGTATGACGGACTGACTAGACAAGTGATCTTTAAGGGTGATCGGTTTGGCGGGACTCACACACCACTGACGAATCCAACATGGGATTCGATCGTTAAGCATCTCCGTGACACATCTAAGATTAAGGTGAACTGAATGAAATCCGAGAACGTTAAGACTGCATACATTTGTACAGAGTGTGAGGAGTACGCATGTACTATCATAATTGATAGGTCGAATGAGAGATACATGGATATCGGTGTTGCTCAACGACAGAAGTGTATTATCTTCGACGGAGCCAAAGCAATGTTTATGCCTGTAAGGTATGATGATGAGAAAATGGATTTGTCCTAAATGCGGAGGAACTGGAGTGAGAGTTGAACTTCATAGTCCGAAGTACGGAGATATGAAACGTGTTATCTGTGAATGTGTAAAACGAGGTAAGTGAATGACTGCTGATGAAAGAACGAAGAAAGCTATTAAACAGTTAGAACATATGATTGACAGACTTACGTCTGCTGGTCCTGGATATACGACTGATGTTATTGCATTACATGGACTTGAAGATTGGTTAGTCCAGATCACGATTAAGGCTACACGAGCGCGGTACTCTGTATCGAGTTCTAAGCTTCGTGATGAACTGATCGATACTGCGAATTATTGCGCACTAGCATTATCGTTACTGGATGATGCTACACAACCATCAGTGGAACATGCTCCGGTAATCGGTACGGATTCGGACATATCAATGTTATCGGATCATGTAACTAGCTTACAACCGATTAGTCCAAAGAAACGAACAGCGTTAACGGGAACATCATCTACTATTATTGTTAAAGGAGATGAACTGAATGGTTAACTATATGCCGATCGTTCCGATTGGATACCTGGAGACGTTAGATGTTGCAGGAACAACTAATGTTTTTATTCTATCACAGTACTGGAAGATTAAAGCCTATCGAGACTTCTATCTCGGACGGAAATGGGATACCGTAGTTCTAGATAATGCATTATATGAAGATGTAAAGGCTACTGATTTTGAACATATGATGGTCATGGCTAGACAACTTGATGCCGATCAGGTGTTCGTTGTTGGACCTGAGAAACTGACGGATGGAATTGAAACTGGTCGGATGACTATTGATATTCTGGAGGAGTACCAGTCTGAAGGTCTTCTGGATGATAATATTAATCTGATGTGTATTCTTCACGAAAGACCTAACGAGATGCTAGAACAGTGGAATATGATACGGAAGTATAGAGATGTCGCTCTCGGAATCAGTATCTTTAGTTACCGTCTTGGTTTCGATCGTGGTAGCTTGCATAAGTTTTTGGACCTTCCTCAAGATCGTTACGTCCACGCGTTTGGATGGGATAACCTGCTTGAAATATATAATATGGCTGGTCGGTTTAATAGTATTGATAGTAGCTTGTGTGTTAGTGCTGCTATTAACGAAGTCGATTTGAAACAGCAGTGGCAGATAACACGGAACGTTAAGATGGACGGACGGAAAGTTACATCACGGTTACCGATTAGTTGGGATGGATCTGATAACTCTGGACTTGATGATAAGGTGATGATGTACGATATCGTGAAGAATATTCAGTTCCTGGATGCGTTTACACAAGCTGACGGTCAGATGATCTTTGCTGAGTCTGAACTACCAAAGCGATCAATGGTGGACTAATGGTTAGAATGTTACCACGAGGACGGTCGCATGATAAGAAGGATGCGAAACGAAGGGCAAATAAGGAACGTAAACAAAAGGTGAAAGTATGAAATGTCCAACGTGTGGATCTGATGACATAACATTTTTAGGTGTCTGGTATACGGAACGTTCTAGCTATGGATGGATTCTTGTATCACACTATGGATGTAAAAAATGTAGGGCTGTACATATGAGACCTGTTTCGGAGAATGATTATTACTATCTGAAAGAAGATGGGACTATAATTATGAGACCGACACATGTTCCATTGAAGCATGAACGAAGATTGTACATTGTAGAGAATGATCCTGGATTCTACGTACGGAGCTAGATATGGTAAACATTACTAGGGAACAAGCTAAAGCTATGAAAGCTGAACAAGCTAAACTTGTTGTCCAGTGGAATAGGTTTCAAGCAATGGAAGCTAGTGGATGTGTACTGTCTGATAATGAGTGTGCACGTTGGGATGAAATTGGAGATCGGATTAACGAGATTTACGAACAACTGTATACTCAAGGTTTGTGGTGATTTATGAACACTAGACAGCAGTATATAGCTGATAGGATATTTGCATTGTTTAGAGATGAGAATCCTACTGACGTACTTGAAGCTTTAGCACATCTTACGCTTACGTTTAAGCAACTAAAGAACGGTTCAAGAAAACCAGATGTAGAATGTGCAGTTTATGAAGAGTTAGTTAAACTAGCTAGGACTAGTCCACGTGTAGAACGTATTATGGAACATCTAAAGATTCGTGCGTACTCAGATAATCATTTACGTGTCGTCGTAACGTTATACTTACCTGTTGGGGTTCAGCTTGCTATAGATAACGATACAATTAAAAATTCGAGATTCGATATGATAAGGTGTGCCGTTGGACGAGCAGTATATCTACTTATCGATCGGTTACATCTATATGGTCAGCAAGTTGATTCTGTACCTGAAACACATTCAATGAGTTGGGATCTAGGTTTAGATGATGGTAGACAAAGTATACGTGTACTTGTACATGCGTCTGCACCGAGAGGTTGTATCATTATGCATCCAGGTGACTGGTCTGATGTGATTGCATCTAATCGGTTCAATGTGCATGGTGGACTTCCAGGATGGTTACACAGAGGATAAACTATGAGTCGGTACGTTTGGGAACAATCGTTCTGGACAATGCATAACGGGAAACCAATAACGGTATTGATAGGTCGGAATTATGATAAACCGGAAGAAGTCAAAGTTATGGGGTTTGGAAATCAAGAACCTTACTTTTACGGAGGAGGGTCGTACATTCCGTCAACTCCTTTTATCACTAGAACGGAACCTGGTTACATTGATGCTTTTGGGCGAAACGTTACACGATGTTTCACAAGATTACCGAGTGACGTTCCGAAGGTACGTGATCTCTTTCCGTTTACGTGCGAAGCGGATATCGTTTACGATATGCGTTACCTAATCGATCACGGAATCATGTATGGGTTCGATGAACTGGGACACCCAATAGACGTTCCGATGTTGAAACCGAGATGCTGCTTTTTCGATATTGAAGTTGATAGTCCAGTTGATGAAATGCCACTACCGGAGGAATGCAAATGGCCAATCTGTCAGATACAGGTCCTAGATTCTTACACATCAGAGTGCAAAGTGTTTACACTGAACGGAGAGTTGATCGACCCAGACCAAGAGTCGTTCGATACGGAACAGGAATTACTCACAGCATTTGTAGAGTTCGTTTGGAGAACAGATCCGGATCTGATGTGCGGTTGGTACAGCGAAAAGTTCGATATTCCGTATATCATAAGAAGAGCAAGGATGCTCAAGGTCAATGTTTCGAAGTTATCGAGGTGGCCTACGACGTACCCAGACGAGGAGAGATGGCAAGGACGGGAACTCTTCGATATGCTGAAATTCTACAAGGACTGGAGCAAGCCAAAGGGTGGTTTACCAACTTACGACTTAAAGTTTGTGGCACGGCACGAGGCACAGTTCACGTACGAAGACCACGGAGATCATATCCGTACCTTGATCCAAGAGAAGCGTTGGAAGGAACTTATACAGTACGGAAAGAATGATGTTATTGCGTTACAGAAGATCGATGCTGAAACTGGACTTATAGAGTTCTACGAGTCTCTCCGTAGGATGGTCGGTATCAAGATTACCGATTGCTATCAACGTGCAAAGATTATCGAATACTATATCATGCATAAGGTCGTATTAGCTGGTGAGGTTATGCCTCTACCGACTAAGCGACATGATGTGGTATCGGTTGATTATGAAGGAGCGTTAGTCTTACAACCGGAGTTTGGTGTTCACGAGAACGTTGGTACTACTGATTTGAAAGCTCTATACCCATCAATTATCTTAGCGTTTAATCTGAGTCCGGACAGACTTAAGATGATACCTAAGATCATCGTTGAATTGATGGAAGCTAGAGATGTGATGAGACGATTGAAAATGGAAGGTAAAGCCTCAAAGGCTATGTTAACTAGTGAACAGAGTTTGAAATATGTCATCAACGCGTTCTACGGATATTTGGCTTTTTCTGGAGCCAGACTCCATAAACCCGAAATCGCAGCGTTTATTACTGGAAAGGGTCGCGAGATCTCCAGAGAACTACATAAACGCATCAGAGAGTTGGGTTATACTATCGTCTATGGGGATACGGACAGTACGTTTATCAAGCCAGTTAAGACACCAGAAGAAGGTTTGCGCATCCAGACGGAACTCAATACTTATCTCTTGGATTGGGCACGATCCGTCAATATCGCCGACCATCTTGCTCCTACGCTTAAACTGGAGAAGATATACCGCACACTTATGTTTAAGAAACGGTCGGACAAGGACGTCGCTGCGAAGAAACGTTATGCCGGTGTTCTTATTTGGAAGGATGGACAAGACCTTACAAAACTACCACCAAAGGTTAACTATACTGGGCTTGAAGTCAAACGATCGGATACTGCCGAGATATCGAGAACGTTGATGAAACAATTCTTCGAGAACGTTCTCGTTAACAATGATCCCGAAACAGCAGTACGTTTAATAAGAGAAACTTACTATAATATATTGAACGGTAGAGTTGGTTGTCAACTTGTAGCGATACCTAAGGGTATTACAAAGAATCGTTCACACGAAGAGAGAGGTTCAAGCCCTTGGATTCGAGGTAAAGAGAATGGACGGAAACTTCTTGGAATTAAGTTCAGGGCAGACAAGAAGCCTAAGTTATTATATTGCATTAGTCCCGTTGACGTTATATGTATCGATACTGATTATCCTGACGCTGATCTATTATCTCGTGTTACGGTTGATTGGCAAAAAATGGGACTGAAGACAGTTCAGATGAAGATGGAGTCTTTAATGGAATCTATCGGATTGAATTGGGATACAGAAATCAATGGACAAACCGGACTAACAAAATGGTTCTAATTGGATGTGATCAAATGGATCTGAAACAGATAGTATGGACAGTCATGATACTCGTGGCTATACTCCTAGTATTGGTTATTGTACCAACACCTACACCAACTCCGACTCCTGACTATATTAAAATTCAAGGTAAGGCCACAGTAGATGGTCTTCCACAAGCAGCTATAGTAGTTACCGTGAAAAATGAAAGTTCTAAAGATGTCGCCAATACTAGTACAACCGGTGATGGATCATTCAGTGTGACACTTCCTAAAGGATCCTCTATCGGACTATACTATGTATATTTTTCGTATGGTAACCGACAGGCACTTACAGCTACGTCGGTTGAATATGGTGTTAAAGATATTGGTACAATTCCACTAGAAAGAGTACAGACACAGGTGTTCAATGAGAGTTCCTAGTTTATGGTATGATGATGGACATGGAGCCGAGTTCCATGCGAAAGACAAACCACTGATTCTTGATGTGATCATGAACGGTAATAATATTAATCTACTGAAAGGATTGATATTAAGACCTGAGTGGTTACGAGTTGATAGTGGTGAGTTTATAACTGACAGTATGAAGTTAACCATGGTACTATTTGATGAGTATGTTCGTGAGATACCCAAATTGTTAAAAGGATGTTCGTGGTTGAATAGACTTGCAATACACCGGTTAGGAGCATTTCTAGTGGTTCTTCATCGAAATGATGATATGTACTATGAACGATTCGGATATCTAATGTGGAGACTGATAGAACGGTATACTGAATGGAGTACTACCGATAAGTCTAAACGTTTAACGATACTTAAGGAGGAACGTGCACTATATCTGACACATGAGAAACGAATGGATCGTATCGAATATATTACCAAGTTCTGGGACTATGGAATTCATATGTACGAAACTGATGAAGGTATTGAACGATCTGTTAATTTTGTTATTGAGAGACTGAACGTTCATAAAGATATGTATAAAAGAGATGAGTTATCACGTCTAGGACTGAAGGCATTCTATCCAGAACATTGGTATCCTGCAGGTCGTGGTCAATTATGGGATATGATGCATGGTGGTAAAGGATGAAACAACAAGGTAGTGCGACTGCAACTGTAACAGATAAGAATGAATATCAGATACACGGAGATGGAAAGTTGACGATAGATCCTATTATTTTGGATAGACTAAGAGGAATGTCAATTGTGATCGGTAGTCTGGAATTGGATCCTGAACTCTGGAATCCTAGTAATCCAATTTGGCGGAACTCCAACAACCACGTAATGCTTATGTTTAGACAATACTACATGTCACATGAAACTGATGAGACGTTAAAGAGTATCTTTGGACCTATAATTGATCACTTCGTATGGATGTATGTTGCAATTCCTGAACTTCGTGCACGTATAGGATGGATGCTCTGGTTCTTAATTGTATACGTTACTGATAATCAGTTTAAGAAAGAAACAGGTGTTGGATTCCAACCCGAACCGTGGAATGATCCAAGACAATGGGCGTTAGCGAATGAAATAAAGAACCCGATAACTACAACGTTAACGAAGGTGGATGATAATAAATGAGCGTAATGGTTGATTGGCAACTGAACGGATTATTGGAAAGTGGAGATATAAAGATACTGCCACTATATAAGAATGGTATTCAGTCGAATAGTATTGATGTTAGACTAGGTAATAACTTTGCTGTGTATGATATCCAGTCATTTAACTATCCGATTGATCCATATGATAAAGAATCAGTAGAACTTGGTCTACATCATTTTACAGCTGAACGGATAACATTAGAGAAGAATTCATTCTTACTAGCTGAAACGATGGAACGGATTGAGTTAAGTGATGAAGTATGTGCGACGATCGAAGGCAAAAGCTCGTTAGCGAGATTAGGGATTACTGTACATCAAACTGGCGGATGGGTGGATTGCGGATTCCGGGGTACAATTACCTTAGAGATGACGAACGAGAATATGCGCTCTATCATTCTGACAGCTGGGATGCCTATCGCTCAATTAGTTTTTTATAAGACACACCACGCTAATGTTCCGTATTATTCGAAACATGACGCAAAATATCATGATCAGACTGGAGCCACGGGATCTCGTTATTTCGAGAATACACCATGACACGGAAACCTCAGACGAAATGGATTGTATCTGTTAGAAGTCCAGAAGGTAAACTGAGTACAACGGTAATGAAAATTAAACCAAAGGTAGGACAGAAATTATCAAACGGAGACGAAATTATAAAGGTAAACTGACTGGAGAGTACCCATGACTAGTATTACGATAACTGGAGAACGATTAACATTAGCGTTAGCGATTATGAGATCGTTTGTTCCTGAAAGTAACATCAACGTTCAACTGGATCATCTATTCATGTCTGCGACTGATATTGCGTTGGTAGGATTCGTAGAATGTAAAGTTGCTTGTACGTCTACTGATGCAACTAATCTAGCACTTAGGTTTGATGACTTTCCATCTACGATGGTTGGGGACGTTACAATTGAACTGGATAATCCGGTAGTTGTTCATTCAGGACGTGCAAACTATAAACTGAAAAGATTGACTGGTGTAAAACCTGGACCGAGTCCGAAGATTCCATGGACTAATGTTTTTACAATGACACCTAACGATCTGAAGTTTGGGATACAAACAATTACTGACGCTTATGATAAGAAAGACAGTAGTGCTGCTATGAAAATAACGTATGGACCAGATGGTATCGTTTTTGAAGATAAGTTAGCTGAACTTGTTGACGTTACGTATAAACGTGATGAGATTACGATACGAAAGGAGGAAGCACCTAAAGTTACAGTACTTGTAGCTACTGATTATTTGAAACAGATACAGCCGATAATCGGTAGACTACAGGAGTGTATAATTGGTATCGGTCAAGATATGCCGCTAACGATTAGTGGTAATGCTGCTGGAATAGGTTGTGGATGGATTATATCAAACAGGTTAGACATATGAACGTAAATCAAGATGTTGTACTGGGTGTCCTATTGGGATTCATAATAGCGATTGCGTTGGTGATTCTTCACGGAGGATGTATATGAACGATAAACATATACGAAAGTCGATGCTAGAAAGTTATGACTTCTGTCCGAGACAATTTTACCACCAATACGTCGAACTGGTTAATAAACCCGTTAACCAGAAGATGCTGATCGGGACTAGGTTTCATGAGTTTGCTGAACGATTCTTCGACTATGCACTAACTATTGATCCTGATGATTGGTCGGAACTAATACCCGCAGACTGGTTGAATGAAGAAGAACTATCAATGTATGAATGGTTCCTATCGTATCAACGGAAACGACTTGACAAACTAAGGAATGAGGAACGTGAGAACGAGTTCTGTCCACTGTATCGTGAACTGTTTATGCAATGTGATCGTATACAGATAAAGTCAACGTTAGATGGTGCAGAGTGGGTTGACAAACTATATAATACTGTACGACTGATAGAGTATAAGACCGGTAGTAAGATGAATACGGAATCTGCTATACGACAATTAGCTTTCTATGCGGTACTTTGGGAGTTATCAGGTAACCCAGGAACTATAACCGAACTTCGATTGATTAATCCAAGATTGCAAGCCATATATACTGAACAGTTAACAGATGATATGAGACGGTTAGCTTTGACACGGATTGCTAAACTACGTGCTGCAATAGATAAGAATGACTTCCCGTATCGTTGTTCGGACGGAAAGTTTGCAGCCTGTCGTATGTGTACGTTAGAGGAGTTACCGAGGTTGTTTCCAGATGATGGACTAAAGAAGTTTAGTGATATTTATGACTGATCAGAAGCTTCAAGAATTAAAAGATGCTCACGATCGATTACAGATATTAGCTAAACGGAAAGATGATCTATGGTTTGACCTAAAAGCAGGATTGATAACAGTTACTGAGTTTGGTGATCAAGCAAATAGGTTAACTACTGAATGTAATGATATCATATGTAATGAAGTAGCTCCATTAGAAGCTGCTGGATATCATGCGGAGATAGTTTGTATTAGACTACTAGATGGATCGTTACAACGAGTTGGGTATATGTTTCATGCTAATAGACGACCATGGCCGGAGAAGTGAGGAACGAGTGAATCGTGACTTAATGTTCTACGGGGTGTCGTATGTGAAACTTGAACTTAAGGCTACTATATTACCAGTTGAGCGTGTTGTTATTACGTTCGATAAGAAGTAGGTGATATCGTGATTGAACGTCCACCTGCACGAAAGTACTGCATTACTGATACTGAGTTATGGGAGATTGCAGTAGCTGTAGAGATGCAAGGTGGATGTAAGGAATACGCACTGAAAGTAAATAAGATATTGGATAGCATTGTGAGTAGATATCATAGATAACTTATTGTTCAACTCCACACGATTCATATATAGGAAATAATAAATATCTTTGCACAATACGTTATTTTTGGTGAACAATACATAATTTAAACGAGGATTTAAAATGATATGTTCTCACTGTAAACAAGATCTACCAGAAGATCAGTTCTACGTTACAACTAATTACTGGCATGAGAAAAGAGGACGAACTTATGTATGTAAAACATGTTCACGTGAATCTGCTAGACTATCGGCTAAAAAGAAACGTAAGGAAGTGAAGGATGAAGTTGTTACAAGCACCTAACTTAGCGAAAGGTCATGAGATCGTTATACGGTATATCATGAACCATTGTTATAAAGATGAGACTGAATGCCCGATTGTATATCCTGGAGAGAACAAACAGGATACTATTGAGGCTAAAGAACTAGCATTGTTTATTAGAACTCCGTTTGTGGAACCACGATTTATTAAACCTCCCACACTACCGTTCAGTCAGAAGTATATGGATCAGTATGCTAACGATCTGATTGCGGGAACGTCTGCTGACTTTGTCTACGATTACCACGATCGATTAACGCATCACTTTGGGATCAACCAGATAACGTATATTGAACAGAAACTTATTGGGTCACCATCTACTAGACGAGCTCAAGCGATAACATGGAATCCGAAATTGGATACGACTCGTGAAGACGTTCCGTGCTTACAGTTGATACATTGTGATGTAAGAGAAGGACGTTTAAATATGAAAGTTGTATTCCGGTCGGAGGATATGACACTGGGACTAGGTCCAAATATGTATGGACTAACGGAGTTACAGAAACATATATCGTTAGCTGTAGGACTACCGGTTGGAACGTATACACATATTTGTTTCTGTCCACATCTGTACTTAAAGCGTGACGAAGATTACATCGGTAACGTGATGAGACTATGAAAGAGAAACTACTAAAGGATCGTTATTTACAACCTGGAGAGAGAACAGAACGTGATGTATATGAGAGAGTTGCAAAGTTTATCGGACGAGAGGATCGCAAGTACACGGAAACATTGCTCAATGCTATGTCTCACGGAATCTGGTTGCCAAACACTCCGACGCTTGTTAATGCAGGCGTACCGGGAGCTGGAGGATTATCAGCGTGTTACGTCTTACCAGTGGAAGATTCACTGGATGGAATATATAGAACGGTTTGGCACGCCGCCCGTGTGCATAAGTACTTTGGTGGAACCGGTTTCAACTTCTCTAGACTTAGACCACGTGGCTCACTTATACAATCAACTAAAGGGAAAGCATGTGGTCCTGTTAAAGTCATGGAATTGCTTAACGAGTCAGCCGGTGTGGTATCCCAAGGAGGTAAACGCGAGGGTGCCAATATGGGGATACTTAACGCTGATCATCCAGACATCCAAGAGTTTATACACTGTAAAGATAGTGGATCCGGACTATCACATTTCAATATTAGCGTCGGGATCAAGGACTCAGATATGCAAAGCGATAACGGACTGGTTCACACTATTGCAGAGCATGCCTGGAGAACGGGAGACCCCGGTGTCGTATTTTTGGATAGACTCAACGAGACGAATCGGTTTCCTGAGAGAGGTGTTATCGATTGTACGAACCCTTGTGGCGAACAGCCGTTACGACCGTATGAGTCGTGCAATTTAGCGTCTATCAATCTAAGTAAACTGATACCGGAAGGAGAGACGTTTGATTACGGGATGCTTGACGATACGGTAAGATTGTCGGTACGAGCGTTAAACGATGTTATTGATTTGAATACGTTCCCGATACCAGAGATACGAGAGGCTACATTACTGTCTAGAAAGATTGGATCCGGTGTTATGGGTTGGGCTGACTTACTGATTAAAATGGGTATCAGCTATCAATCAACAGAAGCGATTCAGTTGATCGATAAGATTGGATCTAGGTACTATGATGTTGCAACGAGAGAAGTTCCAGGACGGACCTATAACAACGAAACAGTTATGACGATTGCTCCAACTGGAACATTATCCTTCCTTGCAGATTGTTCGTCAGGTATCGAACCAGTATTTGACTGGACGTACACACGAGAGTCAGAAGCTGGAATTGTAACACTCGAACATCCACTGACCGATCTCGCAAGACAACATGGATTACTAGAAGATACAGCTAAGCATATATCTGTAGAGTGGCAGTTGAAACATATGGCTGCCTGGCAGAACCATGTTGATAACGCTGTATCAAAAACGATTAATCTATCATCAAGTGCTACAGTACAGGATATTGAGGATGCGATACATTTAGCTTGGAAACTGAAATGCAAAGGGATAACGGTGTATCGAGATGGTTCAAAAGATAAACAGGTACTTACATCTGTTCGACCTACTGGACCGATTCCAGGAAGAGGCCAACCGAGCTCTAAAGGAGACAGAGTTGAACGATACGGTAGAACGTTGGACTTCCCCACAGGGTGTGGCGAGATACACGTTACTACCAATAACAACATCGCCGACGATCACCCATACGAAGCTTATGTTCTCACGCAAGGCGGATGTAAGGCTAACATGGAAGGAATGGGGAAGGTTATTTCCAAGTATATACATGACCCGAGACTCTATGGTGATGAGAAGACAACGATTAAACGGATCATATCGACGCTATCGAAAGTTGAGTGTACTACCGCAATGAAGAATCCAAACTCTGCTGGAAAGAGTTGTCCGGATATTCTTGCGAAACGAATGAATGCATTCTGGTTTACAGAATCTGAAATTGTAACGAATAAGTGTCCACAATGTGGGACGGTACTTAGTTTCGGTTCGGGTTGTAGAAGCGGAACGTGTATGACATGCGGGTGGTCTGGATGTTCATAACTGAAGACTGGATTGTTCTTTGGAAGGATACTAAAGGACTCCATCTTAAGGAGTTTAACGATCCGTTTGCTGCTAGAGACTGGAAGAATGATAATCGAGCAGACAGTATAATGTTACATGTGGTTAGGTGGTAAACTATGACAGACTGTGAGTATCCAGAACTGGAATGTGATAACATGGGAAGTATGGGAATCTGTCAGCGATATTTAAGTGGTAACGATTACTGCCCTGGAGAAGATGAGAGTGGTGATGATGAGTGGTAAGTTTGTTAACGGAGCGTGGGTGGAGGGTGTAACATCACCTCATCCGTGGAAACCTGGAGATCTGATAATCTCAACTGGAGAACCGAGTAATCTGAAAACTTGGTACGGAATTGCCAAGGTTATCGGTGGTCCGAAAATGATTAAAATGTTCGAGGATAAGATTGCTGAACAAGGTGAAGATGAGATAGTTTGTTCTGATGAACGTCAACTACTGTATGCAATTGCTATGGGAGGATAACGATGATTAGAGGTAATCGATTAGTTATACCGATAAGAGAACAAGAATGGAAATATATGTGTGGCCAGATGAGTGACCAGTCTTATCGTGGGGATGTCGGACAACGATTAGAACTATCACTAGAAGAATGTGAAGCTATCATTACTCACTTATCGTTGATTATATCGTTTGTTATTGAGGAACGTCCAAAGGTGACCACTAAATGATAGACTTAATGATGGTTATAGTAGTACTAATAGGAGTTACAGTAGCGATTGTTGTCCATCATTTCTTAGTTCAGTATTTAGGGTGATACGTTATGATTGTAGCTTACAGTGATGGATCCGGTAAGAATAGCAACGGGATAGGTGCAGCCTCCTTTTTAATAGTGAAGAACAATATAGTAGTGTATCAACGAACTGATATACTTACAGGTGTAACGAATAACGTTGCTGAGTATACTGGACTGTTGAACGCATTAAACTATTGTATAGGAGAGGGATACGATGACATAACACTGTATTCGGATAGTGAACTTGTTGTTAAACAGTTGAACAAACAGTACCAGACTACGAATAAACGGTTAGCTGAACTCTGTACAACTGTTCTAACTGTTATTCGTGAACGGAATGTTCGTGTTACTATTAAATGGACTCCAAGAACGAACATTTATATTCAGACAGCTGACCACTTGAATCGAGTTGTAATCGCGAGGGAGATAAAGTGAACGACATACCTGAGTACTTAGCTAGTATTAGGTATATGATGAATGAAGCAATTAACCAACTTGATGCTGTACATAAGCTATGTAGTACCGACGAGCTTGATATTGAGACAGTAGTACTAAATATTTCTGATCTAGACAGTCAGTTGGTTGATATAAGAGCTGAACTTAATGATATGAGAGATGATTTAACTAAGGAACTGGAGGATGAGAGTTAGAGATGACTAGACGGAAAGTAGGCAAGATACCACCACGAGAACTAATTGTTCTCCTGTACGATAGATTTAAGCAAACATCATTTACGAGAACTAAGGTTCGAAAGTATCTTGGTGATGACGTTGCGACATCAATCACACGAGCATCTAAAGATGGTTGGCTGATTACGATAGCGCAAGAACAGTATAATAATATCTATCAGTTATCAGCTAAAGCACTATCAACGTTAGGCCAAGGAGATGAGTATGTTATCAGCAAAGGAACTTATTGCTAAGATTAAAGATGAATGTAGGTACGGTGGATCGAACAGAACCGAGAGTAAGGTCTACTGTAGTGCAATTACCGCAGCATGTACTGTGATCAAAAGAGAACTACAGGAAGATGATTAGTTATGCCAATCGGTCCATATCCAGATTTTGCAGCATGTGTGACGGCACAACGGAAACGTGGAAAGTCTGATATTGCTGCACGAAAGATTTGTGGTACGATAGAACAGAACGTGAAACATCATAAAGAGATGTCAACGGAACAATTTGAAGAATCGTTAGCAATGTTTGAGGAACTATATCCTGATGATGAACAGTTATCGACTGAATCAGCGTTATTAAGGGCGGTCAAATGAAAGAAATTGTTAAATGTGTCAACGTATCGAGAGCTAGAAAATGTCCAGCAGCACTCAAAGTGTTACATGGACCTCAAATGTATTGCACTGATTATAAGAAAACTGGAACTAATGGGACTATCGTTAGACAGTGTGAACAAGTACCTGTAGTTACCAGGCACTAAATTTTTAGGTGAACATCATGGTTACGATACAGACGTCTGTCGATTTTGAAGCTGCACATAGACAGTATGGTGATGATTCGAAATGTGGATTCTTACATGGGCATAATTGGAAAGTAGATTTTGTCTTACAGGGTGACAAAGTTAACTCTGTTGGGTACCTCGAGAACTTTACGGTACTTAAAAGACTAACGGATGGTATGGATCATAAAGTGATACTGAAAGAATCTGATCCGTTAGTTCAGATACTTAGATCGTGTAATCAACTAGTATATCCAACGAGAGAGAATCCAACATGCGAAAATATTGCAACGTTACTTTGTAATAGTGTGATGGATGTGTACAACTGGAAACTTGGACCACTAACAATGGTTAGTGTGACGGTATGGGAGAATGATGTTAGTAAGGCTACCGTCACGTGGACTCCTGAGAGAGGGTTACAATGAGACTAAACGAAACGTTTATATCGATTCAGGGTGAAGGTCCACAAGCTGGAGTACGGTCGTTGTTTATAAGACTATCGGGCTGTAATCTTCATTGTCCTTTTTGTGATACGAAATACGCAACACTGTATATTAATGTTAGTCGGACTGAACTAAAAAGCCTGATTACTAAAGCATATAAGAAAGGAGTGAGGAACGTTGTCTGGACTGGTGGAGAACCTGGACTCCAGGTTGATGAGATAAAGGATACGATCGCTTCAGTTGAATCGTTAGGTATGACACATGCTATCGAAACGAATGGAACGATACCGTTTGGTGTTGCTGCGTTCGATCTGGTAGTTGTTAGTCCGAAAGATAGTGAACTACCTACTTCTGGACTGACCGATCTATTAACGTTGTGGACTAACATTTGTGAAGTAGATGTAGTTATTAAACCAGTTATTAGGTATGAGAATATTAGATGGTGGATGAAATGGGCAACTGAACACTCTGAAGTGAGAATGTACTTTATGCCGATGACTCCCCAGGACGATACGATGATAACGGAACATAATAGAATGGTTCGTGAGATTATTCGTATGATGGATGAATATGGAGTTAACGGAGCCGTAAGCCCGAGACTTCATGTACTGTATAAGGTGAGATAATGACTACTAAAGACTTTAAAAGACTTGAACAGAAAGTAGATGCAATTGGAGAGGCGTTACGAGCTATAAGCTGTGACCAACAGCTACTTCATAATTCATGTAATACACATCCATATTCAGCAGCTGTTCTTGAGACTGTATTTGGTAACTGGAAGAACCCAAAGGAGCAGTAGTATGGATTCATGTGTACGATTGTTACCTGACTATGCTGAAGGTCCGTCTGGTGGTATGCCACTAGAGAAAGTTGGTATTAAAGGATTCAAACAGTTTATGCAAGACTTTAGCGGACGACGAACGTTAACAAGTCAGTCTGCTTATGTTGATCTGATCGATCGGACTGGTGTTCATATGTCACGATTAGTTGATGCGTTAACAGATTACGAGGACGATCCGATTTATATGAACTCAGAATTATTAGAAACGTTAGCTGAAGGACATGAAACGACTAACAGTTACTGGGAATGTAATTGGACAGCAGCATATGAGATGGAGAACGAACAATTGATCTTTATAGATAGTATGTTAGAAGGTGTCCGTGTACCCGATAAAGAAGATTGGTATCTGACTATGAAAGTTCCGTATGCGAGTGTGTGCCCATGTGCCATGAGAATGGTGAAACAAGAAGGAGGGGTTCCTCATATGCAGCGAGCTTTAGCACAGGTAACTGGATTGTTATCGCCGAAGGAGGACCTGGACGATCTAATGACATCAATTGTAGCACGGATCATCGAAGTGGTAGACATTGTTCCTATACCGTTGATGAAGAGACCGGACGAACTAGATTGGTGTCAGCGAGCCGCCCGAACGAATCTGTTTGTCGAGGATGCTTCAAGAGTGATCGGTGCAACGATCGATGGATGGATGGAAGATTGGGTAGTCGTCTGTACACATCAGGAATCAATTCATCAGCATGACGTGGTGTCGGTATGTCGGAAGGGAAAGAAACTAATCTAACGTTAGTCCAATTTTTAGAGCTTCTGGACACAGAACATGAATGGATGCAGAAGTCTGAACTGTTTGATTCATATTGCGATAAAGCAAACTTACCAACCAGCTATTTTTCTGGAGACTGGGTAGAGATATCTCCAGCACTAGAAGCTATTCGAATGATGATAGAACGAAAAGTTTTCCGAGAGGGATAACGTGCCTGAAACTAGTATAGTTGGAATAGATCCTGCAGTAAACTGTAAACATCCAGCTGATCAACTGGTCGTTCTAGATGTTACAGTTCATCGTGATATAATGGAGAAACCAATTAGCATATGGTCTGAGGACCCTACAGATTTTGTTTTAAAGAAGGTTATTGTTGGAGCCGTACGTTACGAGGTACTCTGTAGATGTAAACGGTGTGACGAGGAACTAATGATAGGCGGAACGATACCATGCCAGTCGACGTAGATACAAGAGAGCCACCAAAGTACTATGACTTTTTAACTAAGAAGTTCCCGGAAATGAAGTTCAGGAGGATTAAACTAGACGAAGGAGATTACCAATCGGAACGGTGTTTGGCTGAACGTAAGACAATTGCAGACTTGTATGGAAGTATCACAGGCCCTAATCGTAGAATACACGATCAGATTGAACGAATATCTGTCCACCAAGATAAAGTCCAGATTCTGCTTATCACAGGCGCTATAGCACCTTACGTTAAGAATATGCGAGATATCGGGATAACAATCGATCCAGATATTCTCTTCGGAGAGATCGCATCGATAGCCTGCCGGTACGGTATTCAACCGTTATGGGTAGAGAACGAATGGGAAGGTATGATCACGTTAGTTAAGTTCATGAAGAAAGTTGATGAGGGAAAGTATAATGTTCCCGTTAGAAGAGATCGCACGATACTGGCAGCACGTTTACTTGGAATCTCAACAGCACAACTGACACAATTAATGATGACTCATAATTGTTTAACAAATATCGCAAACGTTCCAGATAAAGATTTACAGAGAGTTCGTGGAATTGGTCCAGCGAAATCAATTCAGATAAGAAGAACGTTAAAGGAGAGATTCTAACGAAATCAATTTACGATCAGATCATGAGTGAACTTGCTGATCGGCAAGCTTACAAACGGGAGATCTACGCTCCATACTTTACCTGTAGCTATGCTGTTCATGCGTTCAATCTGATGAACCAGAAACGGGAGATATACTATGCTGGTAAGCAGTTACCGAATATGCGATGCCACTTACTATTTGTAGCTCCACCTGGGTTTATGAAGACTTACTATCTCCAGACTATGGCTGCTGATCCACATGGTATCTTTCACGGGACGGAGATCCAGATTGCTAGTGAACAGTCAATGACTGAAGCCGGTTTTGTTGGAACTGTCGTGTCGGTTAACGGTTTAGGCATTAATAATCCTGGAGCTGCAGAACTGAATAAAGATGGACTGTTGTTAATTGATGAGTTTAAAGCGATATCTGATGCCTTAAAGAATCAGATGAATAGTCAGATGGAAACACAACTGTTAGCAGCGTTAGATCACGGACGAGTGTTCAAACGATTATCGTCTGGAGCTATAGCCTATCAGACGAATCTATCGATGTGGGCTGGAATTCAGCCTGGAAGTTATGATCTTAGTTCTGGGTTAGGGCGTAGACTGATCTTTATGGTATTCCTACCTACGTATGCTGATAATATAGCGTTGATGGATATCATGCATCGGACACAAAATGTAAGACCGAATCCACAAGCTATGTCTGTGTTGTGGAGTAACATCGACGATCAAGTACACCAGATGGATACGATTAACAAGATCGAATTTGACGACTCAATACTGAAGTTGTACCATGAGATGGATATATATAGTTTTGAATCGAGTTACTTCAATCGGTTAATTCTTGGATACCATCTGATGAAACGTGAGATCGAACCTGTTATGCATCTTGATGTTACGGATCCAGATCTAGTAACGTTGTTACAAAATGAAAAGATGTGGAGAGATGACATAGCGAATAACCTAGACTTTGTTCAGATTAGACGCATCGTTACGTTACACGGCGGAACATGTGCAAGACGTGATATCGTTAAGGAATGTTCAATGGTAGGTTGGAATGCTAAACAGGTATACGAGAAGTTAGCTGATATGATTAAGTATAGACTGATAGAAACACTAGCCGGTGATCTGGTTAAGTTGAAGTAGGACGTATTACGGTAGGTGCTATCGAATACACGCTGTGAACACATATCTGGATGATTCGGAGCAGCTATTGTGCTATGGTAGTCATTGTTGAGGAGGATTCTAATGGTGCGAAAGGGAACAACATCGGTATATGTTGATAGAGAGAAAGTTGAACGAATTAAGAATATGGGACTAGATCTATCTAATATTACTACTAAAGCGTTAGATATTATTGATTCAGATGAGTTTGCAGATATCGCTGTTGAGATGCGGCTAAAGATAAATGATGATGTGATTAATACAACACGTGAAGAGATCTTACGACTGGAGACTCGACTGACGTATTTGAGACAACGATTAGAAAATTCAATTGCAAAACGTACCGATATACTAAATGAATATGAGGTTACTAAAAAGACAGTAATGTTATCGAGATATATGTATCAACTGAATTTAGCAATTATAGCTGCACAATACGATTTGATAACGGTTAGAGAGTCAGCGAAGGAGGTTGTAGAGAAAATTGTTACAATCAACCCAATGTTCCAGCTCGATGTCCACATCACTAATTTCCGTAAAGAAATGAACCGCTAGAGTATCTTATTTACTATAAACATTATCAACGCAATAGTAAGTGTAGCCAAGATCCCAGTAGCAGCCCCAAGGATTTGAAACCATGTCCGATGCCGGACCAAATCCTCCTTCATTGTTGAAATTTCAGTTTGCGATGGTAATGTAGCTTGTGTTATTTGTATTGTGTGTAAACACTTTGTTATCACACTAAATGAATCTTTCAGTTCACCTATACTCTCTGATAACATATCTATTTTACTTCCATTAGTGATCAGTTGTGCTATTAGTTCTTCATACTTATCTTGTTTCGCTACTAGTCTATCAATAGTAGTTTCCTGTTTACAATGGGTAACAATACCATTGTTCTCGTTGTGTGCAACCATAGTAGGCATCAACCCTTCAGTATGTTTAGTATAAGCACGATACATGATATAACAAGTGCTATAATCCCAAACAGATCTTTTTTAGTATCTTTAACTTCCTCTACACGTTCTTTCTGAGTAGCACGTTCAACTGCAATAATAGCAATTTGTGAATCCATCCACTTCTCTAAGTTCTTAAATCGAACATCGGTTTTATCATCAAGTGCTTGAATTTGGTTTTCAAGTTTTTCAGACATGACGAATAGTTTCGCCTGTTCTTTATTATTCGCCTCAAGATGACGTAGACGCATTTCATGATCGTCAATACATCGATTCCTATAATCTACCACTCCATGTTGATCTTCGTTATCAATTTCGACCACCCTTAGTAAACCCACACTGCTTGTTCGGAATCCTTAGGTATCGACTGTAATGTCGTTCCTATCATTATCCGGAACTGTGCAAGATACATCTTTTTATCCAGTGATGCAAAGTCCTCAGTACTAAACCGAATAACTCCAGTTGTCGGTGCAGTAACCGTACACGGAATCGTTGTCAATACTTCTTTCGTATCTATATCAATAATGTCTAGATCAACACTTGGTGTCGCAGGTGTAGCAGCGGTCCACAAGTTAATCGTTGGATTAGTTAACGTATAACTAATGTTATAGACATCATTTTGTGCCACTCTAATGGTCTGCATTCAGAATTCTCTCCTTTATAAAAGGGTTTGCCTTTCCCTGTTATAAAGAACTGGATCTAAAAAAGGTTTAGATAGATTGAACTTCAACTTCACAACACTTTCGTACTGTGTTAAAGTTCGTTACCGTTCCATCGTTCTCTATCACGATAAATGTAGGATAGAACGACCGACCTGAATACTTTGCTGCTCCCTTAACATACGTATAACTGTGTGAAGCAGTAGCAAGTCCGTTCACAACTGGAACAACCTGCAATGCAGTTCCGTCTCCCCAAAGTACCTGGAGTGCTGGATAAGTCTTCTTATCCTTATTCATTCCGACGTACACCTGAAGATTAACAGTCTCACCAGACTTAATCTTATTAAAGGGTGGCATTACCGTAAATCCGGGTGCTGACCACGGAACGTAATTGTCAGGCATATTATCACTACCAACTTCCGTATACCCAGGGGCAGTTGTCGGATCTGGAACCGGAACGGGAACAGGATCAGCAGGCTTAACAATAGTACCGTCACACTTGATAATCGATCCATCATCAAATGTGAACGTTCCATCACCGTTAACGATTGCATACCGTCCGTCACCCATCTTAATGCGGGTACCTACAATACCACCACTATCAACGTTACTAGCTGGAACAGTTGTCGGGGTTGACATAAGTGGCCTAACACCCACCAGAGACTGTTTTACAGTAGCCTTCCCAGTAACAATAGGCTTAGTCGATGCGAATCCATTCAGTATCGCGAGTACAGCTGCAAAGATAGCAGCAACTGCTGGTACACCACCAGGTGCAAGAATAATCAGTTCAGCGAACACTTCATCGATACCCGGAAATACTCCACCTGTCGCATACAGGAAAAGTGCTGCGATAGCACCAACTCCCATAGTAGGGAGGAACTTCTCAAACGAAAACTGATCTCCCGTAGTCATATTCCGGTATATGAACATGAAACCGGCAAAGATACCGAACGCAGCGACTACAATCGGCATCACCATTGGTTGAATCAAAGATACATCCATACATATTCTCCTTTAGTCCTATGCGCATAGGTTCACTGAACACCGTTCAGATCATCACCCTGAAACTATTTAAATACATCGTACACGGTGAATGTTGCAACACGTCCCGAATGTTTCGAGTCGGTAGTAAATTCTACGTAAGCGTATAACTTGTACTTTCCTGAAACATCTAAATCACCATCAACAGATATATACTCCATAACTGTATTATCGTCAATGTTAACGGATGCATTCCAAGTTGCTGTTGATAAGTCACCTTTCGTTACTTTCAACTGAGTAACAGTTGTAGTCGTGAGATCAATTCCAGTTGATACCAAGAATCGAACTCCAACATCTCCTTCGTAAATTCTTTCATCGGTCATATAGTTCCTCCTGTCTCTAATTCAATAGCTACTATCGATTCCAGTGATATCTCTAGACTAGTAATCTGAGAGTCTAACAGATACTCGGTATCGACATCCGATTCAATACTATATGTTATATCTATACTAGATGTAAATGTTTGTTCTAATATAATATAAGACGTTAACGTTATATCTTCATACCACGGAACATATCCGAGAACAGAATATGTCAACGATAGCGTTTTAGATAATGCTGCCCTAATCACGTAACTTAACGTCCTCTGAATATCCACACTGGATTGTATAATGTAATCCAGTGACTTAGTTATTGTTGTACCTACTCCAATACTATACGCTAACGTTAACGTTTTCTGAACACTGAATGGTATACAGTATGTTAATGTTTTCTGTACAACCTTACTACTCTTAATATAGTATGTTAACGTCTTCTGTATGGTTGGACTTGTAATCGATAATATAACGTAGTCTAATGATTTCGCGATACTAGTTGGAACGTTGATGCGATAGGTTAATGAAATGCTCAACGATTCTGAACGTTCAATAGCATACGTTAGGGTCTTAGATACAGATTGAACAAATTTAATACTATAGGCTTGTTCAAGTGTTTTCAACACTACCGTTCTAATCCTATAATCTAACTGTTTTGTCAGACTACTTGTTAGTCCGATAGCATATGTTAACGTCTTCTGTATAACTGGAACGTTACCGATGATATATGTTAATCCAAGATTCTTACTGCCAGTAAACTGAACGTTATACGTTAGTATGTGTGTTAACGTTGATACTCTGTGGATACTATACGTTAAGCTTAGTATCCTAGTAGGAATACCTGTAATTGAATAGGTTAACGACTTAGTTATATCTTCTACCCGTTTTATACTATACGATAACGTGTCTACTATACTAGAAATAAACTGTATACTATACGTTAACGGTAGTTGAATAACCTGCTCGGTAGCAATGTAGTACGTTAACGGAACTGATAATGCCGACCCTCCAGTAATACTATATGTCAAACTGATTGTTTTACTAGATACAAACTTAACAGTATAGCTTAATGTTCTCGTTATACTTTCTGATCGTAGTATACTATACGTTAATAGTTTTGTTAGACTGGAAGGTACCTGAACATTGTACGTTAACGATATCTGAATAGTTTGTCTGCTAGTAATACAGTATGTTAACGGTTCTGTTAGTGTTGATACTTTACTAATAACATATGTTAAACTAGCTGTTTTACTGGAGTTACTTTTAATTGAATAGTTTAACGTTTTAGTTATACTAACTACAGTCCCGATTACATAAGATAATGGCTTCTGGATAGTATATACATTCTTAATAACATAAGCTAACGTGTCTTGTATACTTACCAACTTTTTAATAGCATAAGATAATGTCTTCTGTACAGTTAATATAGTCCTGATAGTATACGTTAATGTCTTCTCTACAATGAATGGTTGTGTATTTCTAATCTCATATGCTAATGATTTCTGAACGCTTACCGACTTCTTAATAGTATACGTTAACGTTTTAGTAATCGATGGTGTGCTACGAACCGCATAAACTAATGTCTTCTGTACAGTTGTCCGCTCCAACATTACAACTACTACAGGTCTACCGCTAACCCACTCATATATTGATCCAGTCGTACTAACTAATTTACCGTTAGACCACCTTGTTATCATGATACCCTCAAGTTATAACTGGTTCTATATCTATATAGACACCTGTGCTAGCTACGTACCGTGCTAAACATACATATATTCCTACGTACGAGGGAGTAGCAGGTGTAAACGTAACTTGATAACCTACCCATGTAGTATTATCAGATAATTCCTGTGATGAATACTCATACTCATAATCTAATGGATTAGTCGCAGATATATATTCAGCTGTAATATACAGGTCGTATGTTGTCACTGGGAAGGAACTCCATCCCGCTCCTCTCATATAAATAGTAACTGTTGTAGTATCAGTACACCAAATCTTAAAATCTGGTTCGATAGAATCATGTAGTCCTACTGCATCATATTGACCAACATCAGATGATGTTGCTACTAAATAAGCAGACTCTGGTGATCCACCTTCCCGTATAACAGCAGTCGAACTAGTAATTACTGCCCGAGCTGTCTTTAGATACTTATCTCCGTATACACCATTATAATCTTCAACTGCTATTGATCCCCATGAAAATGCAGGAATGGTAAACTTACTATAGTTAACTGTACAGTTTCTCAGAATTACATTCGCTCCGTACCCAGACTGTATATCATATGCAAATGTAGTTGGTGATCCAAAAACTGAATCTTTTACAATATATTCACTTCCTCGGAAAGCTGCTCCAGTACCTGTTCCAGTACCACTACTAGAGAATGTGCATCCTTCTATAATTCCCCAACTTTCATTTGTAAATAATCCAGGTCCTGTATTAGAATAAAACCCACAATTATGTACAGTAACACATCCTGCTCGTGCTAGATTTAATGCATATGCTGCTGTTCCTGTAGCATTATGGAACTGACAATTGTCAATATATAATCCAAGAACTACCCAAGTTGATAATATTCCAGCTTCAGCAGACGATCTATAGATTGATGTAAAGTCTAAATTCTTAATATACCACCAATAATCAGTATACAAATACATATAGTATGTTGAGCTATTCTTAAAATCTATTATGGGTCTAACATCAGAATTATCATGCCATGGATCAATACCCTGACTTACGTTACAACCAATTAGATAAATATAATCAACAGACGATCCATCTTCATCAAACTCTATATTAGCAGCTGAACAGTCATGAGTCTGGTTTGCTCTAATATAACACTTATCACCCGCAGATCGTACACCACCAGCTGTCGTGAACTGAGATATCGTTTTATACGGTGTAATCAGATAATATGAATCTCCCGCAGCCATACCAGCAATCGCAGTTCCAAGTGTTAACGTATCAGTTCCATCATCCCACGCTAGTGTTGTAGCACCAGCTCCTCGTGTTACATTCCAAACAAATGATCCGTTTCCAATAGTCATACCGGTGAGTGCTGCATCTGTTAAGTGTGTCGTATCAGCTGTCGAATCAACTGTTAACGGATTATATTGTAATCCGGTATTCGTATTTAGTCCGTTAACGTAATCAATATAGTAATCGGTCATGATACCACCAACTTCGGATCAACGTATATACCAGTTGATGTATCTTCGAACTGTCCAAGTTGAACCCATATATTAATGAATGACGCAACAACTGGTGTAACAGTAACCCGAAAGGCTACCCATGTTGTATTATCTGTTAGTACTTGTGTCGATACAGCAGAACTATATGTTAGTGGGCTAGCAGCTGAAATATATTCCGCTTTTATATATAGTTGTTCAGCAGTCGGAAACGACGCCCAATTAAACCCACGTATGTAAACGGTAATCGTTCTTTCGTTAGCAGATGACCACACACGGAAATCTGGATTTATTATCGAATTGTTTATACTAATCGGACTCTTATACCACATTGTTATATACGGTTGCATAACAACAGTTGATGATGCTCCACCTGGTCTAGTAACTGCTGTTGAATTAGTTACCCCAAGACAACTAACTTTGCGATAGAAACTTCCATATACTCCGAGATAATCCTCAGTTGATCCTGTACCAAACACGTAATCAGGTAACGTAACTAGTTTAACTGAACTACTTAATGTAGAATTACCAACTAGTACATGTGAATAACTAAAGTGTATATCAGTAAGAAACGGTGTTGATGCTCCAATTATACAATTATTAACTATTACTTCTGATCCACGTGTAGCTATACCATACGAAGACCCAGATGCATTTGCATCTATTACACATCTAGTTACAACTACATATGACTCCATTAGATACATTCCATAGTACGGGCACTTCGCGACAACACAATTCATCAACCAAATACCTCTAGTCATACTAGTTCTAATTCCAGTTGTGCTCGCTCCACCATCTCTAGACATACAGTTATCAATAACAGTCCCAATTGCAGCAGTAAGAGATATATTACCATTAGAACTAGTTGATCCCCTAACATCTAGATTCTGGATATACCACCAGTAATCTCCTGATATCTGCACGTATGCTGTTGTAGCACCAAAGTCTAACGTCGGCCTAACATCAGATCCATCATGATACGGATCAACACCTTGAGTCGCGTTACAACCTATCAGATAAATAAACGCACTTACTGATCCATCCTCATCAAATCCTAGTGATGTAGAAGCTAGATTGTGTGTCTGATTCGCTCTAACGTAACATTTATCACCTGGACTTCTAGCTGATCCAGCAGTTGTAAACTGTGAGATATTCTTAAACGAGTTCAGTATATAATAGGAGTCACCAGCAGTCATTCCAGCAATTGCCGTTGCTAGCGTAACCGTATCAGTTGCAGCATCAAAATCAGATACTACAGCTCCAATCGACCGTGTAACATTATAGACGTACCCACCGTTAATGTAGTCGTTTGCTCCAGTTAACGCTGAATCAACAAAATGTGTCGTATCTGCAGTAGAATCGATTGTATAATAAGATACCGAATCATGGTCACCCGCAGGTATACGTAATCCGGTACGAGAGTCCGAACCATTCGTATAGTCTACGTAGTAATATGCCATTACTTAACCTCTTCTACGGGCTTAATAGATATGTTTTTATCATGTTCTTGTAGTACCATATACTTCTTAAGTATCCGAAGCTTCTTATCCTTTAGATCTTTTTTAAGTTCTGCTGGTATCATTGGATCATTAATCATACTATCAATCCGTTCACACTTAACTTCATACGAACTGATCAACTCTTTCATCTGTGTAGGTGTCTTAGTTTCTGCTAACATATAAGACGCTACTAACGATTTCACTTCAGCAGGTGTGATCTTAACAGCTGACGTATCTAATGCCATACTATCCCTCTATTGATATTTCGTTCACATCTTCAACAATCCGAATCTGGTCAGTTGGCATAATTACGATGATAACCTTTTGCTTATTCGCTTCGTAACCGAAACAATATAAACGTATAGCTACCTCTTCAGGTGTCCCAACATGCAGTCGAATATTACGATAGAAGTGTATAAGCTTCCATCCTGGTTTCCAGTGTATCAAAATAGGCTGCTGGACGCCTAACAGGTTAACCATCTGGAACCCGATAAGTTTTGTTACGTCGATCTCTTTCAGTTGATGGAATCGTCCATCTGATCCGAATTGCTCAAGAATTGTACAGTCAGAATAGAGTGCCACCCAAGCCCATCGCTCAGGTGACACTTCTTGTGTCTCAGCTCCCGACTGTTCCGGGTAGAACTTCCAAACTGGAATCATTGTATTGATTCTCCATATCGTTTTCTAGGCTATCTCATCATACTGATAATTCATAGTAACCGTAGTTCCGGCTGTTGCATTTGAACTTGTCTTGATCTGCGTGACTAGATAATCAGTCGATGCTGGAAGTGTTCCTGCCAGATCGATATACGCCGAATCGAGTAACACTCCACCAATTCCAAGATTAGCAGTTGCAGGAGTTGCTGTTGGCATGTTATAAGTCGCAGCAGTACTTGCAGTTGTAACAGGTTGCCAGTACGTCCCAACATTCTTATAATTAGCAGGCGTCACATTCGCATTAGTGTACAGTGTCGCACCAGATGCTAATACTGCAGACGCCCAAACCTTCGGCTGTTTAATCTGTGATGATCCACCAGCTGCCGAAACTCTAAAGTGCTGAATCTTCTCATAGCTGTTCGCTCCAGCAGTTATCGGAAACGAGGCTGCAACAAGATTCACAGCATCAGTACTACCCATATTAGTATTCGTAATGCTATCAGTTTGCGTTCCACCCGCGCCGTTTTTCTCGGCAATAGTTACAGTAGCTGACATTAAAAGTCTCCATGGTGATACCTATCACCTGAAACGATTATATCTTATTCCCTCAATATAAAGAATGAGATTAATTAGAAATGTTGGATCCATTCACGAAATCAACCGGAAACCTGAACAATACGTGTCCATAAATAATATTCGTATTCATCATTCCATCCTAACGCAATTGATAACAAACCTGTATTAAGAACTGTTAACGTAATGGCATTAAATCCAACGTTTAGCCCAGCTGTAATATCTAGTGCTGGTTTAAGCCCAGATCCACCAACAGTCTCAAACGTATCCAAGGCTGTCTCTATCCGTACATTATCATCAACGATTAGTCCATACAATAACGTACCTTCATACGACTGTGTAACGTATACTATTCCCGTACCATCCCAGTCGAAGCCAGTTGTACCTTGACTTACAATCGGAGTATCTTGTGGATATACCGATGAGTCAAATGGCTTCCCCCAAATATCTGGTGTCCCAAAAAGATGTGTCGGATGATACAGCACAGACTTCTTATGTGTATATACTGTCACGATAGATCACCATATGTCCATCTACACTCTACTATATCACCAGTAGATGTATTTCTAAACTCTATGAATCTATCTTCTTCATCATCTAGAAGTACGTTCATAGTGATAGAACTGGTATTCCCTAAACTATCGGTTACCTTAAGTTCCACCCATATTCCCTCACCATATGTTACCGTTGCATTTCCACTAGCAATCTCGAAGTTAGCAGATGGCGGAACAACTGATCCATGTATATAATTTACCCGAGTTAACGTATCATTCCCATCACTATCTGTAACCGTTAACGATACGTTGTATGTGGCACCTCCAGTATACGTATGTAACGGATTCTTTTCTGCTGAATGATCTGTTCCGTCTCCGAAATTCCAGTCCCATGTTACGGCTCCAGTATACACACTAATGTTCTCAAACTGAACATTCAACGGTGCGATTCCCATAACTGGATTTGCAAAGAACATTGCATGTGGTCCAGCTGGCCTTTCAGTAATTGTTACTACTACCGATGCGACAGGTAGATACTCTAGATTAGGGACACTAACAGATACCGTAAACGTACCAGCATTTAGGTATTGTTTCCGTGCTGTTGGTGTTGTACTATATCCAGATGTTCCATCTCCGAAATCCCAATGATATCTAGGTAGACTTGGTAAACTTTCATCCGTAATGGTAAACGTAACGTTTATTGGAGCAACTCCAGCATACGTATCTGCTTCTAGTGATGCCGTATATATAGCATATTCAAGTAACGTACTACCTTGATCGTAAAGCTTTACTCTACCTATATATAGATCTTTAGGTGACGCTGGACTCCAATGTTCGGTAACTCTCAGACGATAGTAACGGTAGGCCTTATTGTTTACGAAATCAATAGTGCGTGTCACACTAAATGTCTGACTAGTCTGCGTATCTAACGCTGTCCAAGTTGTTCCGTTTAAAGATCCTTCAAATACCCACGACTTCGGAAATATATCACTACCAGTGAATCCATTCGGATAGTGCATCACATATCGGGTTACCTGCTTCTGTCCACCATACCCGTAATCATACTGGAGTGTCCACGGTAACGTTCTACTTGGTACCGTATTAACGTTAAACTTTGCATACGCATTATTATTACTACCATACAGATTGTTAACTGTATATGTTCCCTGATCGTTATAGTTAATAGTCGCAGATGATGGTATCCACTCTACTAACGGTCGGCTAAGTGTTACTGTTCGTGTAAAACGATACTCTAAAGTTTTCTGGATAACATGACATATGTCGTACCTGAGATCTGTTGTTATTAAACCAGTTCGTTTAACACGATACGTTAAGCTAACCTCTATAATAGGTGATAACGGATACTCAATCTCTATATCATCGACGTAACTCTCGTTATAATAGATTGTCATGTATCCTACCTCTTATTAAGCTAGCACGAACTGGTTAATCATCAGTGTTGACACTCCACTTTCGTTCCAGTGGTACCCGGACGGAAACATCGCCTCGATTTCAGCTTTCGTGAACGACATCGTTTCCCAGTCCGACGTACTCCATATCCAACCCCCATATATCCAGAGATTCGTTACAGCATGTGAAGCATCGTGTACAGATACATACACACGAAACCCAACCATCCCTGGACTTTCATCGAATTGTGCCACTTTATGTTTCATACTAATACTGATGAAGTTGGTATCAAAGTCTTGACTAATCGATGCCTGACCATCCATCGTTCCTTCACTATTAGATGACATTAACAAACTACATCCATACGTTCCACTATATTTAGCTCCAGTTGTCACAGAAGCTGATCCTGCACCAGAACTATTATCTGTCCATCCCGTCAGATCTCCAGTTTCAAAATCACCATTCTGAAACGTCATTACTATCACCCGTACATTATAAACTTACCAGATGGTGTGACGGTACATACAGTATCCGATGTAAACGATATATCATTAATCCCATCAATTAGATATGATTTAATATCCTTCGGTACTCCGGGTGTTAACGATCCTAAATTTGTTCCATTAACGTACACAGTTACCGATGCTGGTGGTGTGGTCTCCACTTCAGTAACATCATCAGTCTGTGGAGCTAACAGTTCATTCGCATTCGTCACACCAGTCTGTTGCCAGTCATGAGTATGTCTCGGTATAACATCTAACATACAACTAATATTCCGTAAATAATAATGTACACCAGCAGCAACATCATTAACACCAATCTCAGCTAGACACTTCCATCTAACATGCGGCTGACACGTATTCGCAGTTCCAGGGATCAAATACGTATTCGTACAGAATGTACGTTCTCCATCTGGACCAGTTGGGATTCTCCATTTCTGCTGGAACGTTCCTTCAAACCATCCAGTAGTGGCTCCTGTATAATTATATTCACATGTTACATATAAGTATCCAATATCAACAGTTGCTAATATAGGTTCAGTCGTAAACGATACAGTTGCGAATGCATATTCAAATCCGTTCTCGATCTCAGAACCAGCAACTAGTTCAGGAGTACCAGATGTGAATGGTAAGTAGGTAGTCGCTGCATTCCACAGATCACCTGGATAGCTAAGTCCATCGAAACTAGACGGAACTAGTACATTACTTAACAACTCATTAGCAACAGCTGCCGTAACCTGATAGGACTGAGCCTTATACGTTCCAATTGTACAGTCTAGTAACCAATCATCTCCAAGCTTCGTATTATCAGCTAGCTGATACGTAAAGACTGTCTTAGTAGTTCCGTCACTACTAACATTCTGTGTTCCTGGATCCCAACTCTGATTAAGTGCTCCACTAGCTGTTCCGGCTACTGGTTTCAGTTTATCACCAAGACTATACAGAACAGAGTCCTCTCCAGCATTTACACCTATCAGTATATCTTTCGGTGTATACGTCATGTCGATAACCGTATAGTTAACACCATCGACCTGTATACGATCACCCTCTAATACGTAGCTTCCAGCAACTTTCGTATCTATAGGTCTTACCTTAAATTGGATACGTCGTTTCGGATCATTACACCACGTCAAGTATACAGCAGTTGCTATCTGTTCACATTCCGCATCAGTATTCGCATCGTCATACTGATATACCGCTAGATTGTGTCCAGTCGGAACAGCTGGATACTGGCCACTATACGCGCTATTAGCACCAAATATAACAACACCATTTACCTGGTTACGGATTGTCTTTTCTTCCTTATAATCGTAATACAGTCCTTTGATAAAGTTCACAGACGTCCTATCGTTCCTAGAGGTCCCCCAGCCGACCGTCTTTAGATCACTATCAAACCACATATAAAGTGGTGTCGCAGCCGTCGCCGCAGATAGTTGTGAGACTATTTTATTAAGTCCAGCTAAAGCAGTCATGTAACGAAACTGTAATGCATCAACTAAATAATTGGTCATAGCTGTCGCAGCACTCCACGTTGTTTCAACTAAAATGGATGCTGCATAAGCACTAGTATTCTGAGCAGGACACGTTACGATATAGTTAGACGTTCCCGTTACGTGTACACGATACTTCTCTAGTTCACCAGCAAGTTCCTTTATCGTATACTCGTATGTACTATTAATAGCTCCTTTAGTCATCTGAGCATACTTTTCTACATATCCATGTATCAGTACATGCTCCTCGGTAACCAACTTAGTTACCGGATCAACAACTTGATCAATAATCTGAACTTCAGTATCATTATCAACTGGACCACTAACGTTAGAGTGTGAACAAATCACTCTTGCTTCATTCAGTTTCTGTAAATCACATGATACTATTGCTCTTGATGAATCTATCACATTATGCGTAGCAGCAGCAAGTACTTCATATAGTATCCACGGCATATTTTACACCTCCAGTAATTCATATCCCCAATAACGTGTTAGCGACATCGCTATACGCCTAGTCACTTTACCAGTAGCTGTATACTGACCTCCCGATCCAACATCACGATCCCAACTATAACCACTTACTATCCATCTACTATAGTAAGACGGAGCGTTATCAATATCAAATTCGTCATACTGACATTGATCAGTTGATACAACAGTTGTTCGTGTGGCAGCCCATCCTTTTATAAGTTCAAAATCAGCATTACTAGCTCGGAACTCAATATCGATAACCGGTCCTACGTTACCTAACGGTGGTAATATACTTAGTGCTTCCTCATCATATAACGCAAAAGCTTGAGGCTGTCCAGTATGTGCAACTTTTATTGTTGACGGTTGTACAGTAATATCAGAATCATCCAGTACATTAGTCATTTCAAGGAACGGTGTAAGACTCGACCCACTGTACGAATTACTAATCGTATAATCGGTAAACGTTGGACAGTCCGTAACATCTGAATCTCTCAATTTCATTAAGTTCATTGTTACATTCCAAACCGGATACAGCGTACAGCTACCATTCTTAACTCCTTTCACACCTGGAGCTTTTCGATCATACGTAATCGTTTTAGCTATATAGTGGGCGGTCGCAATATCATTAACTAACGAACCGTATGGTGTAGCGGCATATATCGAATTACAGGTCCACTGTTTCAATGATTGTGCAAATGTTCTTCCGGGACATGGGCAGTTAGATTGATCCCACAAAAAATTAACACTAAACTCTACTGCTTCCGGACCCATAGGCATCCCGAAATGTTGCTCACCAGGAATTGGTGTCAAGACCGAATTCATCTTACGTATCAACGTTACCCGTTTCGGATCAAACGTTGCAGCTACTAGATCAGCATCTACTAACGATCCACCAGTCTTAATCCTTCTTGTTATCGCTAGAGGCATGATTAATACGCTCCACTGTAATACTTTCTACCCATTAACTCTAACAGATACTTCTCATCAGTCTTATTATTGACGGTAGCCGTAACGTAGTTAGTAACCTGAACGGATTGTACTGAAGCTTCTTCAGCAGGTATTATACGTTCTCCTTTATGTACAACCGCAGCACCAGTCTGCATAACAAACCCACCAGATGCTAGATGTGGATACACTGGAGTCGCTAACGGTCCCATAGATGATAACGACTTGCGTAATCTTAGAACTTCTTCTAGACTACTGTATGATTGATGTATCCCGGTTGCTATACTAGTCACAGCACTAGCAATAGGTTGAACAAGTTCAGTATATCGTCCGCTGAATCCACTTGGCATAGCACGAACTTCTTCCTGTGTTCTAGCACTTAGGAATTGTTCTCTATGTCGTGTATAATCCTTATCACCGGTAACAGGTACGTTCGGGTTCGTCATTCCGATCTGTTGATTCGTTCCCGTTGATACATCCCAGAATATCCGATCGACATTACCAATTAACCGATTCATCATATCGAAATTCTTAGAACGGTGTTCTTCCATTATACGTTTATATGCCTCGGCTCCGTATACAATATCAGATCCTCCTTTCTCGATCTTCTCTGCTGACGCCTCAAGACTTATAGCATCAACTGTACCGTCGGCATATCCAGTCATATGATTCGGAATTATATCTCCAGATCCACTTGGTACAAACACCTCAGGTCCTTCTTCACCAACGATAACGGGTGTTCCAGCAACTACCTTTCCGCCTCTAGCTCTTCCAGGTAATGAGCTGATCCCATAACTAGCAGGTCTCAAGAACTGATCTACTAACGATCCAATACCACCCGTTAATGATGTAGCTACCTTACCAATTTCAGCATTGATAGTTTTAGCATCCCATCCCATAGCTGATAGGAATGATCCAACACCCGGAATCAATCCTATGTTACTGATAATAGCTTTAACTACTAGTTGCATAACCGATGATATGACACCAACTAGAACTGTCGCTATCACGTTAGCAATCCTACCGACTAAATAGAGTAAACCCTGTAACAGATATATTCCAGCATCTATTGCTCCTCTATCAAATAGAATACGTAAGGTATCCCAGAATACTTGAACTCCTGTTGTAACGAGTTCAAGAATTATTCCACCAAGTAACGCTAACGGAGATAGAACTATCCTCAGTATAGCCATTATATCAGGGAAGTTCTTCTGGAACTCTTCACCGATCTTAACTACTGCATCGATGATTCCCATCTTAACGAGTAACCAGACTGCAGCTAGTCCAAGAACGATTCCACCAGCTATTCCGGCAACAACCTGAGTTAATGCAGCTGGCGCTCCCATTAACTGTCCCAATAGTAGAGTCCATCCTGCTTGTACAGTTGCTAGTATAGCTGCTAGTGCACTAACTGCCCAACCCAAGAACTGTACGGCACCACCTAACAATGCTAACGGGGTCATCAGGAACTGAGCTGCTAATCCCATAGCGAGAGCCCATTTTAGAACATCCTTCATCCCTGGAGTCTCTAAAATTCCCATTAACCATGTTACCATACTAACGATCCAATCAACTGCACCAGGTAACGCATCGATAATGTTAGCTATTAATCCGAAGATCTTATCTAAGAATGCCTGATCGGACAGTAGTCCTATAATCTTCTCTACCAATCGATCGATCGCAAAGATTACACGTGTATCCTGTAGTAAACGGAATGCAAAGTACGCAAGCATCGAGTTTAACGTTGCTGTATAACCGGTGAACTTCTTCCAGGATCCAACAATCTGGTTACTCGATCCAAGCATAGTCCGTAGGAATCCCTGTGCGTTAGCTGGTCCGAATGCCATCGCCATACCGATATTCTTAAATATATCAGGTAGATTCGACATACTAGTTGTTACAGTCGACCAGGCCTTCTGGATCATCTTGATTGCACCCATCATCGAGAATGCGATACCTAATAGAGCCATCTGTCCGCGTACAAGCTTCCAGTTCAGTTTATCCAGATACATCGCAGCTAAGTTCATCCGTTCCTGTAAGTTCAGTCGTTTATCTCCAATCTCTAACTGACTTCTTTCAGTTATAGCCGATGGTCCAGTTGCTAACGTTTCGGTAGCTGTCCGTACCTGTTCAATCCGTCCCCCAATCTCCTTTCCACCAGGTATATGTCCGGTAACTTTCATCGTATGTAGAACATTAGTTCCGAGCTGACCATACCGTTCGAATTCCTTAGTCGCGGTACTAGTCCATCCAGGTAACTGTCTTACAGTCTCAGCTGCAGCCATGAACTCATCATAATCTAGGAATGACAGTTTAATTGTGTAGTCCTGTCCAAACATTCTCTGATACGGTGTAACGTCCTCAGGAACTAGATTCTTCATTGCAGGATGAGATCGTTCAAATATCTTCTCCTCACCAGTTGCAAACTCCTTCAGTGCCTCAGGAGTAGTTCCAGTTGCCCCTTTAGTCTCGATATACGCCTTAGCTCTACCAATTAACGTAGACATCTTCATACGAGATGGCTTAATTATAGCAGCTAGATCCTTTCGTAACGTTGTTGCTGCTTCTAACGATAGTCCAGTCATCTCACGTAGCGTGTCAACCTGGAACTTAATTGACTCATCAATCTTCGCTGCAACTGCTTCCTCATAAGCTTTCTGATCCGTAAACAACGTTCCGTCTAAGAACTTCTGCCAACGAATACCACCGGTATATGGACGTTCAGACGATCCTAATCGTGGCATTTTCTCCTGAACAGCTTGAACACCTTTCTGTGCAGCTTCCTTTATACTACCACCAAGACTTCCGAAGTCCTCCATCCCAAGAACTTGTATCTGTCCAGCTACCTTTCCACCAGCGGTCGCTATATCTCTCGATGCTGTAGTCATTGCTGTAACTATACCCGTTACGCTTCCTTCAACTCTAGTAACGAGAGCAGGATTCACATACGGAACATTTGGAACAGCTGCACCAGGATAAGCAGGTTCTGCACCAGGAGCCTCTTCAATCGTTAACGTTCCGCCGTTCTTATCAACAGATGCAAACTTATCACGTATAACTTTCTGTGCCTGGAACGTCGAACGTTCTAACATCCCAGCCATTGCGTCACTAATTCCAGTAGCAACCTGAGTTGTCTTCTCAACAACAGTAGGTGGAATCTCAACAACTGGTGTCTTATTGAACAGATTCGCAATCGACTGTTTCAGTTGACCACTCTTGATTACCCGGTCAACCCACATCCCAATGTTAGCACCTAACCAACCTGTAAAGACTGCAGGTAACGGTCCAAGTGTCATCCCACCAAGGAATCCAAGTCCAGCACCACCTAACGCACCACCGTTTATTACCATTCCCTTTAACGTATCAGCTATCGTATTCCTAGTTGGTTTCTGTGCCGGAGCTGTTGGTAATTCAGTCTTAACAGGACTAGTTACCGGTTTAGCTGTAGCTTGTTCAGCCATACGCTTAACATTTGGTAGTTCACCTTTCTCTCTTGCAACACCAAAATCAGACTGCATAACTTTAGTCGTTGCACCTATTGCATCAAGCTCCTTCTGTAATTTGGTAACTTGTAACGTATCCTCATCGTAATACGTTTCTAGTCCTAGTTCCTTAATCAGTTTAGCCTTCTCTTTCGTATTCTCAACTGCGAACGTTGCTATAGCTCCGAACTGCTTACCGATTTGTTGTGCTTTATCGTGAAGTCCCACTAGATTTGGTCTAGCTGTTATCAGTACGGATTTATTCCCGAGGAACTTTTGTATATCACTATATATCGGGCTTAGTTTATTTAGCTTCTCAAACCACTGTTCGTAATTCTTATTCATATATTCAGGATCTAAGAATCCCTTGCTCTCTTCACCAAACATAATCGAGAACACGTTCATACTTTGAATCGTTTCATCGATATCGAGACCAATTTTTACACCAGCATTCTTAACAAAATCAATTAAGTCCTGACGTTTCTTCTGTACATCTTTTACTTTATTTACTTCACCACTCTGCTCCCAGGTCATATTATTCATTTCATTATGTAACGCATCAAGTCCTTCTTGAGATTCTTGCATATACTCTTTACGATCTAGTCCACTTAATGAGTCTTCAAATCGTTGACTCTTTGGGGCATTCTTGAAATACTTCGTTCCCGATTCAGCTGGTATCTCAGTTGATCGATTATTAAATGTATCAATCCCAGTCTTTATTGGTTGAATTACCTTATCAACTAACGAATCGTAAGCCTGTTGCATTTTAACTGTTGGTGTCTTACCATATATAGTGATCGGACCTTTCAGTAAGTCTGGGGCAGTTTCTGCACGTTTAGCAATTTCCGGTGGTAACTGGAATTCATGTCCCGGACTATGTGACCCAACATCTTTTAACGTTTTTAGTAAACTAGATGGAACACTAATTGTTTTAATCGCTGGAACTTTATTTTCTCCTTCAGACGCCATAGTCCGCATAGCTGCGTATCCGCGTGCACGTTCCAGCTCATCTGTGAACCAATTACTTGTAGATTCTATATCACTATCTTCTTTCTTACGTGCTCCCCCACGATACAATGTTACCTTATCAGGCACTTCAGTTGGTTTACCTGCTGTTAATAATTTTGGCGGTTCAGCGTTTAGTACCCGTTCCATAGCTTCCTGAATCGGTTTCAGATTAATAGGATTTGGTTCAAACCCAGTACCAATTTCCTTTCCAAGTCCCATCCAGTCTATATGCTTAGTTAACTGTTCAGGAGTAAGTCCGGGTCCAGATTGGATCGTCAACTGATTATTAATCGCATCAGCTATTTTAGCGAACGCATCTGGACCCACCTGCTTTTCAGTTACCGGCTTCTGAATCGCTTTCTCGACAGGCTTAACAACTTTCTCAGTCTGCTCAATAGTCGTTGGTACAACAGGTGGAACATACTGAGGACCTAACGTCTTCTTAGCCTCCCGAACTGTCTCTGTTCTCGCTTGTTCAGGTTGTTTCAAATTTTCAAGCACATTTTCTACCGGTATTCCACGTTTCTTAGCAGCTCTGATAGTGTTTGCAGTTCCTCCAGCAGATCCGCTAAATACGGCAATCATCTTGTCGGCTTGATCAACCATCCACTGGTTACGCTTCTGCATCATCTGAGATATACTTAGTTTTGACTTTTCATCTGAGATATACTTAACAGTATCAGCCTGACTTAATATTTTACTATAACGTTCTTGTACTGGTTTAGGCCACTGACGTTCTTGACCTTTAAATGGAACAGCTGCTGTTAACTTAATATCAGGGAACTCCTTTTTAAGTTCGAGTACTGCCTCTGCAGCCCACATATCAGCACCAAGTGCCATTCCTGATATGAAATGTTTCGTTCCACTGGCAATAGCAGTCCGTATAGAGTCTACTAGTCCGGCTTTAATATCTCTAACTGGTTGTGTTGTCTCATCATATCCACCAAGTTTATTTGGACGATGTCCAGTAAACGCAACTAATGTAGCGGGAGCTCTCTGAACTTCTCGTTGTGGAGCTAACTGTCTTTCAGCTTCTACCTCTAGCATAGCTTCCAATTTTGGTGATAAAGCATGCTTACTAATCGGTTTAGGCTGTCTAGTATTTAGTGCAGCATAAAACTTAGGTGATAACGTCTGTGCGTCCTGAATTACAGTATACAACTGATCAGCTAGTTTATTAATACCACGCATCCTCCGTTGTATCTTAGATATCGTATCATACTTAACGTCTTTCTGTCGCACAAACTTATCAGTCAACTGATCAACCGGTTCAGCTGATACAGTACGTTCTACTGTCCGTCCTGCCCTTTTGTGCCACAATGGATCATACGCCTGATGTCTCGGAACTACCTGATGATATTCACGTTTTCCAGTATCCTCCGGTTCAGTAGACTTTAGTCTATCCTTCCACTGTTTAATCCTATTATAGGGCATTATATCGTCAACTTTACCACGTTCATACTCTATAATAGATCTAATTTCTTGTATAGCACCAAGTTCATTCGTCTCAGCTTGTTTTAATATCTCATTTAACTTAACAGTATACTTCGGATCGTTAAACAGTAACTTTAACTCAGTTTCGATCTGTTTATCTAATCTCGGCTTCCGTGGTGCATTCTCATTAGTCGTAATTGCTAGCTGCTCCTTTGTCATCCTACTTAAAGCCTTAGTATCTATCGCTCCACGTCCAAAGATCTCCTTAAACGTCTGAGTAATATAAAACTCACGGGCCTTTCTTAACGCCAGTAGAAACTCTTCATTCGTCTTAAACCTGTCACGAGACGGTAATCTAGACGGAACAGGACCTGGTTCTGGTATCTTCTGTTGAGCTCCGATGCCTTTTCCATACTCTTTACTAGCTGGAGTAACTAATGGTGTGGGTTCCAATACGTCCCTATGTGATCCGAATCCAGTCTTTACGAACTTCCCTTTAATATAGAAGCCTTCATCTTTCAGTTCAGACCGTGGCTTTTTCATCTGAACTGATAAGTCTTTAATAACTTGATCATGACGCTCTTCAGCATCAGTTAACTGATCAATAAACTCGTTATCAGCCCGTTCCTCATCACTATACAGTCTGTCGATCTCTTTATTTCGCTTTGATAGCTCTGATTTCTGTTCAGCGGTTAGATTTTGTAGGGCAGTAATAGACTGTTTAATGTTAGCTAACGATTCACGTTTCGATGCTACAAGTTGTGATGTCTTTGTTTTACTAGGTGTTAACGTTTCACGAATAGTCTTTTGCTGGAGGGGATCAGCAATATGCTTCTCGAGATTAACATCAGTATCAGGTGTGAATTTATTTAAGGCACTTCGTATTGCTTCAGTCATTCCTTTTGCAACTTGCTTACCAACATCATCACCTACAGAACGAGCAGCATTTCTGTCAAATCGTCTATCGAACATATCGTCGATTTTAATACTACCCTTAATATAGCTATTTATAGCAGCAACACGAGCTTTCAGTTCCTTCTCGATATCCGGTACAGTCATATTAACAGTAACACCTTTCCGGACATCTTCAAGCATTCCACGAAGTTCCTTCACTCTCCGTTCCGTCTCTACTAGTTGGGTATCATCCATTACTATTTCGTACTCAATAATTTCACGATCTGCCATTGGAATCCCCTCCAATAATTTTATTTATTAGCTCTGGCATTGCAGTGTTCATTACTAAACTATCAAACGTTAGTCGTTCGGCCCAGTCGTCTGGATCGTTCCACTCGAAAAAAGCGGAGGGTCGGGACCCAGTAAAGAACGCTAATGTTCCAAGGTTATACACTAGGCTCGGCGGGCAAGATCTGAAAGAATTCTTCCGTCACCTGAGTCTCTTGTGTCAACGCAAGGAATATAGCCAGCTGGTCCTCTCCAGGCATCTCTTCGTACGTAAAGGGTCCCTTAACAACAATCGTTGGTAAGATCTTATCAGACCACTCTTCGAAGACATTCCCGAAGGCTTCCATCTGTTTAGCGTTATTCATCTGTCGAACTTTTTCAACAAAAGCTGGATCTTCATTCTCCACATTCACTTTTATCGGCTGAACATTCGCCAGCTTCGACAGGATGATCATATTTCTAGCACCAAGCTTTCCAGCTGGTTTCCGAACCTCATAGATTCCATTTGCAGTTTTAATATTTAACGTTGTCATCGTCCATCACCACTAACCATCTTAGGTAGCAACACCGATACCGAAGTACCCAACGGCACGGTATGAAACTTTCTTCTCAATCTCGTTCTGACCATTAATTGTAGTGTCGGTAGATGCGAATTTAATCGATCCGAACTCAACATACATCTTAACTGCTTCAGCACCACACACTGCAATATCCGTAAATTGTGCTAAGAATGCTGCTGTTCCGACAGCATCATCGCAACCAAGTGTCGATGCAGTGGTTGCACCGAATAACGCCTGTCTAAAGATACCGTACTCATGTTCTGTAAACGTGATGTCTCCTGTAACCTCATTCATACCGTTGATACCAATTTCAGTCAACGTGTAGTCTCCGATAACATACCGTTCCTCATCAACTTTCCGGTCGATGTTTATCGTCATGTTCTTAATCTTAGCACTCGTGTCGACACCATCGAATGATACACTAGCATTATAGAACACAATTGGTTCTTCATCTGAATAGTCTCCCGAAGCTGGAGGACTATACGGACTTGCAGCTGTATAGTTCTTAGCGAACCAGTCGAAACGTGCAGTTACGAATTCCTTCGCAGCAACATTCATGTTGAACGTCTTAACGGCAGCACCCATGTAGCCAAGTTCCAGATCGGTAGTCGCTGCTGTGGTTGACTCACCAATTTTCATCTGAATACTTAACGGATTCGCCATCGTATAGACTATACCCGTCAGGATCCCAGCAGCCGTTGCCGCCGATGCACCCATTAACGAGTAAATCAAGTTCTCCATCTGCTTAGGTCTAAGATTACCTTCCAGTGTTCCGGAAAGTTTCAGAGCACCACCATATGCAGCAGTAGGGATATACCCTTCAATGTTCTCTTCAATCAGAAGACCACGATCAACAGGGTTCGATATACTCTTCACACGAATTGGTGTGAACTTAGCAACAGCAAGCATTGCAGTGCCGTTACCAAATGTTGATTCAGTCTCAGTTGAGATTTTTACATATCGTCCCATTTAAATTCCTCCTATGGTAGAGTAATTACTTCTACCCATTCAACTGGTACAAACACACGATAGGTTTGACCGACTCGCTTACAACCTGATCGTTTAAACACGAATCGGTTCTCTGACCATTTGTCTGTACCTAGTTTAGTCAGAAATGCAGCAATATTAGTTACAATCACTCCTGGATCACGTTCAATCCAGTAGAACGTTACAACGTTAGTCGATATGTATGAAGAATTATCGATAGATTCAACTTTCAGATCACAATTTGTGAACTCCATCCAAATCGTACCAATATCTAGATGTTCCTCGATCTCTCTCGAAACATCGTATCCATACGAAACAACTTTATCGTACAGTTCGTTGAACGATGTAACCATATTAAGCACCCTGTTTGAATTGTTCAGTTATGAAGTCTCTCAAATTTGATGACACTTCCTCTCGAACAATCTCCAGCATAGCTGGTTCGAATTCAGCTAACCACGGTTCCCAAAACTTAGTAACGGAAACACCTGGATAGTACCCAGTCTTGATACGAACACCCCTTACCGGATTATACTTTCCGGGTCCAGGTCTAATACCGTTCATTATATCCTGACCGTATTCATGAATCGTTCCATCGCGCTGAATACCGTATATAGGCTTCATACCGATGATAACTATACCATCCTCGACAGTGATATCACAAGCCTGGCCTAACTTACCAGTATCCTGTTTATAATACCGGTAAATATTGTTAGCCCAGTACTGAGATCCTCTAGACTGGATACCATCAAGTGCTGCCTGACCGTACTTACTAGTCCAGAACTCAGAAACGTGTATCATCAAGTACACCTCGTGTTAACGAGAAGCCTATACCACCAACTTCAGCATATCTACTGTTATCAATACTTAAGTCTTCAGCGATTACATTCTCAGTGATCGTTTGAAGCATTGCACGAGCTATCTTTTTTAGCTCTTGCTGTCTGATAATAACAGTCTCGTCGATCGTTCCAATCTGTCTGGCGTTTAGTAACGTATAGTTCACATGACTGTAGTACGCTGCTAAACAAATAATTGGTACCTCCAGATCAGTATCAGTAACTGTCGAACTTTTAATCTTCTCTATAAAGTAGTACGCTTTCTGGACTTCACGGAACATCTCGAGATCATCCATATTACGGATGTCGATCTCCGCTACCATCGATCGCACTCTAAAAAGAAGTGCAGATAAGTTGACAGTCATCTGAACACCTTATGCAACAACGGAAATCCAACCAAGCCGAGAAGTAGTTGTTCCGTAAACAGTATCCGGAATGACAACAGTCTTGTAGTACCTAGTAATGACGTACTCTTCACCAACACCAATCTCACGCTGATTCTCAGCAGTCGGGACTTCGGTTCCGTTATACGTCAAGTGATGTGCAGTCTGCTGACCTGGAAGAACTACGAGAGCTCCATTAGTCAACTTTCTACTCAGATACATTGTCACAGCCTGTTGTTTCTCGATAAAGTCCTTAACGGAAGTGTACAGCAATCCGACATCCTTCGGGAATTTCAGGAACGGCCAGACACTTGCCGGAACATACACCTGAACATTCGAAAGGTCCTGTTCCATAATGTTCGTGTTATCGAAGATTTTCGATAGAACGCTTGCAATATCGTACCCTGGAGATGCTGACGATAGATTCCATTTCGCTGATGCAGTTGCTGCAGTTGCAGTTGGAGTCGCTGCAATAAGAGCATTCATAATCTCAGTATCAATATCGTAAGCCATACCACGAGCTACCGCATCGATAGTCATCGAGGTCTGGGTGTTACCGAGCTGTCGAACCTTCGCTTCATCCGTAATCGTTACGGTTGTCTGATACTTATCCAGGCTAACAGCTTTCTGCCAGAACTCCATGCGTTTCCTATCAGAACGAGTCCCTTCCTCAATCTTCTGAGATGCGATCCTAGTGATCTTAGGAATATCGTACTTAAAGTCAAGAACTCCAATAGGCTTCTGAACAACTGCCTGTTTCATTGGCAGCATCTCATCAGCCTGGAGATACACAAGCTCCCGTATGATATCCTTCTTCTCCATCGGACGATCTGAATAACCAGAACTAAAGTACTTGCTGATCATGGTAATCCAGCTCCAAAGTACATAGTCGGGATAATACGACAACGAATCGTTCCGCCAGCTGCTGCATCCTTAGCCTCAAGAGCCTTCGCAATTGCAATTCCAGCACCTCTAACACCAGTAGCTGAACGTGGTGATACACAACCTTGTGTTACAGTAGGTCCAAGCAAGTCGCCAATCGCTACAGCTACAGTTGCGGCTGCAAGCTGCAGATACGCGATTTGTCCAGGAATAAGTGCCTGAACACCGATAAACTGTAATGTCTGTGCATCACCTTCTACAGAGTTAACTATTGCTTGCATTGTAGCAGGAACAGTACTCTTAATGATGTAACCGTCCGGGATATCCGTAATTGCGTTTGTTCCAGTCATCTGACCTGATACTGTGTGAACTTTCACAACGTAACCAGGTGTAGCGTAGGCTTCGAGAATTGTATACGCGATTGCTTGTGCTGGATTCTCCAGTCCATAACTTATAATAGTTGCTTCGGTTGCGCCTGCCATGGTTAGGCCCCCTTATGATATTTGTTCCAAAGGTCAGCAACACCAAGTTCAGTCAGATTATCCTGGAATGCTTTAGCAGAACTAGCTGCAGGTGGTACCTGTGTCTGGAACTGTGCGCCAGCAGTCATAGGCTTGCTAGTAGCAAGACCTTCCTTCATCTTACTTAATGTTGCAATTTTCTGACGAACATCGAGTCCTTCAACAATAGCTTCAGCATTTGCAAATCCAATCGTCTTAATCTCAGACGACAGTGCTGCAACCTTATCCGAAAGCATAGTGTTGTACTCGTTATTTAAGTCCTCAAATTTCTTCTTCATCTCATCACGTTCGGAACAAGCAAGCTTAATAGCTTCCTGGGCATCTTCGAATTTCTTCTGAAGACCCGCCTGCTCGAACTTCTTACTGAACGCCTGACCGAGAGCGTCGACGGTAGCGTCCAGTTTATCAGCTGGTACCCCACTCTCGAGCAGTGTGCGTTCAATGACCGTTTTTCCTGTCAACTTAATCCCTCCGTTATTCGGTTTAACGATATCCTTTGCCGAATCCAATTCAATCTTTGGAACTACAGGAACTGTTGGTACATAAGATCCTGTCGTTCCTCCAGTCGAAAAGGCTATCGCAGATACTTTCATCTCTGTCCCACTTATTGCCGGATTTGGCACTACCGCAAAGCCAGTCAGCACACCATCGACTATTCGTCCAGTGGCTTCATCCCGGATAGGAGTAATCTCTGCGCTAGTGTCATCGTAACCCGATGCATACATAAGCTTAAACGTTGGATCCATCATTAGTGCTTTAAAATGAATACTATCATACTGTGGAGTTATGCCAAGTTTTACAGCATGTCCAAGTATGACACGATCCTTACCAGTTCCCGCATCTTTGTGCGTGAGGTACATTGGAACAGGCTTAGTTACTTTAGAAAACACCTTCTTAAGAACATCTTGTGTAAACTCAACTGGTTCACCGTCCGATGCTAGGAAAGTTCCAACGCGTAGGGACATACCTTCGGCAGCCGTTACGTCGAGCGACCGCCACTCAATGTTATCACTCATTAGAACCTCCACGAACTGGTATATCCGAACCTATATATAAAAGAGGGACAAGAGATGAAGAGGGTTGTTCACGGAGAGAGGTTGTTCAACCAACAGTTAAAAAGAAGTTATTGTGGAGTAACAGCAGACTTTTGAGTCTTAGTTACTGCTTGCTGACCGGAATCTTGTTTATGCTGACTATCACTTTGTGGAGTATCTGGGTACTTCGCCTGTAAGGAATCAAACTGGTCAAGAGCAGCCTGAACTGTCCGTCCACCCGTTACGACTTCAGATTTCTGTTCCTCAGTCAGTGGAGCGTATCCAGGTATCATTGAACGGATTTCGGTCTGCGTGAAACATCCGAGTGATGCCATAATAGCCATTTCACGGAACGTTTCTAACCGTGTAGCTGCCATTTCTAGCTCTAATTTTAGATCTATCTTCTCGACTGGAAATTCCGGATTAATCATCAGAAGTCTAGCACGAAGATTAGTCAGCAGTAACGGTCGTATCTTCTTAGCGATCTGTAACGCTTTCTGACTAACGTAATTACTAATAATAAGTTCTGATGCATACGATCCGGCACCCTCGCCTGTTACAACTGACTTTGGCATATTTAATGCAGTCCAAACTTTTGCATCTAGCTGATCTATCAACTCGTTAGTTCGCATGTACGAATTAGCTTTCGTTTCCAACATCTTGATGTCAATTGTATCAAGTACTGTATATCCTTGATCAGGTGTCTGGTTTTCAATACTTTTGTTATACTCGCTTATATACTGATCAGCTTTCGTTTTTGAAGCGTCGAGACGATCCATCTGACTACCGGAAAACTGGTCCAATGCAAAGATCGTACTGTCAACAGAGTGGATCTCACGTGGAATGATTCTCCAGCGATATAATATGTCAATGATAGACGTTTGACGCTTCTGCCATGTCGCGATGATGGCTCGCTGAACAGGACTAACAGAATAGATACCATATGTCTGTCTTCCTTTCTTATCTACTGCAAAGATTGGAGTATCTTTATACTTAAGATGAATCCACTGACTTGGCTCTAGTATAAACATATTAGTCTGGAATGTCTCGTTAAATACTAGATAGTTCCCGTTAGTCATTAGAACGTTTGGTATCATTTGGTTAATCTGATCCTTACTCTCAACTATCGTAACGTACTTATTAGGTATAATACGATACGTTAGTGGGTCACGTACATCAACGTAAACATCACCAAACAACGGTAACAGTTCTCCATACATCTCAAACTGATTCGCCATTTGTATACGATCCGATATACGTTTCGCTTCTTTAAGCATAGTCTCTTCAATCTCAGATGTTGCCTTATCGGTATCCATCAGAATTGGTCCCTGATAACACTCCGCGACTAAAGTAGACAACCTATCTAACGCACCTCCAACTTCAGGTTCCCAGATAAACATCTGTTCTTGCATCTCTTCATCCTGCATGTTGCTAAAGTCAGAGATGTTCTGTAGAAATTCTACCAGTTTTACAGTGATCTTCTTTCCAGCCATTGTCCGAGTTACAGGGTTACTGATCTGCTGAACGGACCGTGTGTTTGTAACTGGATATCCAAATAACTTACCTACTGTATCCTTAATTAGTCCCATTTAGAACACCTTCGCTAATAAGATTCTCGGCTTCTGAGGTTCAACCTCACATTCTGTTAAGTACCATACAACGTTTGCTACACAATCTGCCATGTCTTTACTCCCTTGTAACGGGTGATCTACCCGTAAATCGTTAATAATCTTTAATCCTTCACACTCACGCTTTAGCACTGGATCTGCTACTACATCCAAAGTTCCCTGTTTAATCATACCTTTAACTGCATCGTATTCTGCTTTCCGTACAATATGTTTGACACACATAAGACCGTGATCATGTTCTGCCTTATGAATAATGTTCGGATACATCCATGTATCAAATACAAGAGCTCTTATGTTCATATACTTATAACATTCTTCTAGAAACTTGTCAATATCCTCTGGATTAATAAAGACTTCATCTCCAGTTTTCTGAAACCGACATACCCCATCAACAATCACACGACCGAACGCACGATATCCAGTAGCAACACCAAATGCATCATTCTTAGCTGCAGGATCTATCGCAATGACACGACCATACGGAACGTCTGAACGTTTCGTCAGGAAAACATTCGGTATATCAGCTAGTTTTATACCATCTGGGAACTCCATTCCAGTGTACATACCTGGCATACATGCGAAGTCTCTGTAGAACCCTGCTAGATTGTCCTTGTACTCCTCCCTCAGCTCCGCTTCCGAAATCGCTGTATTCATAATCCAAGTAGGCTTCATAATTGCTAAAACGTTCTGCTTCCCTTCTGACTGCCTGATTAACGTATTCATAATAGAATTCGGGTCGTCGTTCGATGATGATATTGCAGCAAGTCGGCCATCTTGGCCGAATGTCTGTGTTGAGTTTTGCATTTTCGTGAATACTTTCCATGCTCCGCGCTTCCCTTCTGTATTTTCAAAACTATCTAACTCATCTAGTCCCACGAATCTGTTAGATCGTCCTACAATTGTACTGCTAGATGATGATAGAACACGTATTCCAACACGTTTAGACGCTATATCAGCACTTTCTGACTTCAGAGTTAGGTCAGTCCACTGGTCGAACCACGCATTCTTGTCGAGGAACTGCTGGACGTTACCCCATAGACCGTCATCTGACTGGTCACGACTAATCGATAGAATCGATAACGTTACTAACTGATTCCGTATTAAGCTATAGTACTCCCACGGAATCTTCGGTAATGTCACAACATCAAACAGTTCATAACATGTAATCATGCTATCAAGTGCTGTCTTTCCAGACCTCATTCCCGCCAATACGTACATATTCTTATAAGGTATCAGTGTTGGATTGTAACGATGTCGATACCACTGACGTAGAACGAGCTCTTGTTCTATATGGTGTGGTTCAAATTTAACACCTAGATACTCTTTTATCCACCAAACTGGATCTGATTTACCTTTTAGAACAGTTCTCATGTACTGAACGTAATCCTTTCCATCTAGCGTCTCGTGACTTGACAGCTGACACTCTGTCTCAATCATTTAGGAGCCTCCATAAGCAATGGTTGGCCTTCAATTGCATCTAGAATCTTCATCTTACAGTCTGGACATGCTACATCGATAATCGTATTAGTCAACAGAACGACCTTACCGTTCAGGATCTGCATTTGGATATGTGTGTCTCCCGGGCCCTTTCTTCCCTGCAAAGTAGCTACCGATTCGATTGTCTTTCTAGCTTCCTGTGATAACCGGACTAACATATCAACTTTAGCACGGTCGATCTGGTTTGGATCCTTAACTGTATTTACAACATAATCCGTCCACGTTTTCAGTGTCTTTAACGTTTTCAGTAAGTCATCCATCAGTCTATCTTGTGACCGTAACGCTCCGTCCTCATCAAACGTTAGTTCGTGGGACTCATTGATATGCTTCATCACAAGTTCGTTAGTTGTGTCTAGTTCGGCGGCAACTTGAAATGTAGTCTTTCGTCCAAGGTGGCAGTCCCGCATCATGGTAGCTCCAAGACTACCAGCACGACACACAGGACAAGGTTGTTCACTATCCATTGGTATCTCCGGTAAAGTTTTTGGGACGTGCCTATATTTAAACGGAACGTTCGAGTAGACGGACTAACGGGCTACTCCTTAAGTATTTCCGGTGCTAGCTTGTGCAAAACATTGCAACTAGTGGTAATGATGTACGGTGACCATATATATAGAATATAGATAGTTATATGTTAAATTTTTATTAATGTTATTAAGGTTTATGAAAATATATAGGAGGTTAAGAGTATGATTGAGATTGTGAAGGATAAGGTTTGGAATAAGGATAAGAATGAATGGGAGATTGTTGATATTAAGAAGAAGTTGGAGTTTGATGAGAAGGGTAAGATGATGTATAGTGAGAGGAGAATTTAATTATTTTATGTGAAATTATAATGGAGGTATATTGTATGAGAATGTTATGTGGTAAGGTTGAGAAGGTTAATTATAGTAATGTATGTGATATGGTTATTATGAGTGTGAGGATTGGTGGGAGTAAGAGATTAAAGGATATTGTTGGTGATTTAAGTAGATATATGAATAAGTGTTTGGATATATATAGAATAAAGGATATGTTGAATAAAGAGGGGTATGTTATTGAGAAGTTAATGTTGAATGATGATATATTAAAGGTTGAAGATTGGGTGGTGATTAAGAATGAGTAGATATGGGTTTTGTTTAAATAAAGAGGTTGATGAATGTTATGATGATTGTATTGAATGTAAGTGGTGGAAAGAAGTGAGTAAAGAAGTATATGATAAAGGTATTAATGAATATATGAAGGAGATGAAGAATAATGATTGAAGGTAAAGATAAGATTTGTTGGAAAGGGAGAAAGTGTGAGATAATAAGTTGTGGATGGAATGTTAAAGGTATGTGTAATGTTGATGAGAAAGAAAGTGAGGAGGATTATAGTTATAATAATTTATTGAATAGAAAGAAAGGGAAGTTGGTGGATGAAGATGGATTTGAATTTGAGGAGTGGTGATAAGAAGTAATAAGGTGTATGTGGAATAGAGAGTTATTTTAAAGTTTTTTTAATGAAAGGTGACTTATATGGTTACACAACTAAGCGTTATAGTTATAAGGTTACCGACACCTATCAACCCCCGCCTAGCTGGGGTTGATTATAGTGGTTAACTGTTGAAGTTGTTTTTATATTGTTGAAAAACAAAAAGGAGGTTAAAAGTGGAACCAATACGTGTTGACGATATGTTATGGACCAAAGTTGATCTTGGAACTATCACAGTTTACGCAACTGTTAATTATCGAGGCAACGTTATTGTAGCGGACCGATTACCTGATGTAAGAGGGTATGTTACTGTTAAGGAATTAGTACCGGATCTTGAACATGAAATTGTTATTATTGTTTAATTGAAAATAAAAGGGGGGATGAAGGATGAAGTGTGATGGATGTCCTGACCTGTTGAATGATAGATTGGGGATGACGCGTTGCCAACTAGCACTGGGCAAGCCGACCGATGATATCAAAGTGTGTGTATCGATGAAGAAATTTGTGAAGCATGTGGCACAAAAAAGGGTGCCAAGGAGTAAAGCATGACAGACTGGAATGCAATCAAGGCAAACGTTGAAGTGCGCGGAAGGTCGAAGACTGAATCAGTAGCCAGGTACAACAAGATCTTGAAGGAGATCATGGCGGATGGCCAGGACTACACAGTTGCAAAACTGAGGGCATGGCTTGATGCTGGCCTGAATGAAGGCAAGACTGGTGATGAGCCCAAGGTGAAGGTCAACTGGATGACTGTTAAGTACGCAATGGACGGAAAGGCAGGGTTCAAAGAAGTAGCGCACAACGTGTTCAGGTACGAGGCTCCAAAGAAGAAGGACCAGGCCGCAAAGAAGTAACGAGGTAGTATGCATGACTACCCTGCGGTCAAAGCCGCTATGTGGAGTGAATGGTGTGAAGTCCTGGATGAGTGGAAACAAAGCGTATCTGCCGCTAAGATGACAGGCAAGTAACACCATAATTTTTTTTTGTTAAAGGGGTACTCCTGACGTTAGGAGGAGGCCCGACCGACCGACCGTTCAATCTGGTTACCGCCGAACTGAAGAGGCATGCGGGGGATGAAGGACGACCAACCTTATTATCGAGCAAGCGTGCAGACGAAGGAGCGAACACACTATTAAACGGGTCATTACGAAGATTAAGATTCGTAAGATGGATTACGAGGGGTGCTATGCAATCCCCGACGCAGAGCTATACCCATGGGAAATTACGGAGCTCCGGACCGAAGGACCGCAAGACACACCGACAAAAGCCGATCTACCCTCTAAAAGGAAAGATTCCCTACAACAGTTCACAGACCGTTAAGTTCCATCATCTGCGCCACTACCGTTATCATGCAAACTACCGGACTATATATAATAAACATTTTGTTGGTATAGAGAGCCTGAATGGTAATAACCATCTTAACGGTTAATTGCGAGAACCTATACTTATATATGAGAACAAGTTTAATATATATACGATAGATAAGAATGAGAATATGATCGAGAGGTCAACATGGTACTAGATGAAACAGATCAAGAAAAATGGAACAGAATAAAGAAACTGTATGATGATGTTGATCGTTCACGACGGTCAAGAGCATCTAGATCATCTGAGACCAAAGATAAACTGTCGCCCGAAGCCACGAGAGAGTTCAATAAGAACGCACCGACGAACATATCATTTCAACTGAACGTGATGGAGGAACTAACATTCTACTATGAGGGTACAACGAGACTGAATTTTGACTGTTCCGAAGAACATATCGCGAACATAGTTCTACGTTGTCATGAACAGAAGTTTGAGTGGAAACGTATTCCGTTCAAACCGAAATGTTACATCTATAATGTTGTATGGAGAACGATGTGTCTGAAAGTTCGAAGACTGAAAGAACAGATTTCCGATGAGTGGGAACTATTCGAACGGTTCGATGGACTAACTGGTTCATATGAAAGAAGTAGCGAAGTACGAACAAAGAAGCGAATGTACGGGCTAACGTACGAGATTATCAATCTGGAGGACTAATCATGGATGAAACATATAGTACGAACGACCCGTTAGGTGTACGGTTAGTTGATAAGTACGGTCGATTATATACGTTTGTATATAAGTGGCCCGATCCTGAAGAATGTGATGATACTGGGTTCAACCAGATCGTAACATCTGACGTTGGAGAGCTGATCGAGATACTGGAAGATTCCGGACCAGTAGTTGGAGTATTCGAACTCTGGAGAGAGTGTGCATACTTGGACGAATCGAAGGTAATACCAGAAGCTCGTTCGACTGCACCGAAGAAACAGTTTCCGAAAGAATTCTATGTAGAACTCGATCAACTGATCGAGAAGTACAGTAAAGAGGACTAAACTATGTTTCGAGCTATGAGTATGACGGTACGAGGCGTATACTATGCGTTTCGTAGAACTATGTGGGGTGCGATACCATGACGATATATTTTGTATCTGACGGTACAAAATATCACGATGGTGATCTGGAAGAAGTTTACGGTGCAATAATCACTGATGCATCTAGAGTGTTCGTCCAGGGAATGCTTCTTCGGATAGAAGGATGTACACAAGCAAACCTTCAAGAGAAGGTTGCTGAAGCGTGTAAGAATGCACTAATTCCTTGCACGTATGTTCAGTATGACTGGGAGTATGAAACAAACGTAGTGTCGGTGAGACCAAATGAACCGTGAAAAAGTACAGCCAAAGTATCCGGACGGATATGCAGATCATCTGTCTGGTGACTGGAATGATGTTCCAGACTGGGCAATACGTAGGATTAATTTCCTCGAAGAAGTAATGAGGTTCTGGGATGACGCTCGATGTCCGTTAATGAACGAAACATGTCCAGATGTACCTGAGATGTCCTGTCATGCAGTGAAACACTGTTACCCGTATCTGTGTAAGGGATCGTGTGGACATAACGAGATCTGGGTGTCTGACAACGATAAGAAAAAGCTACTGGAGAACGTATGACTGGATATACGAAGTCTGAAACGATGCTCAACCAGGCAATCGTTAACCGGTCACTACACGTTGATCAGATAAAGAAGCTAGCCAACATGTGGGAACACAACATGTTCGATGTGAACGATGCAACGTATCCACTTGCTAATCGAAAAGCGTACTATAAGGCACAAGCTAAGATCGGCAAGATTCTGAACAAGCTAGTCGAGCAAGACCAGGCAACGTTAATCTGTGTACTAATGGACGATCTAATTGGAGAACTGTTCAACGCACAGTATCTCGACTCGAAGACAACGTGGATGACTGGCGATACATTACTGACACAGTATACCACCGATGACGGTGTTGTGCACGATATAACGAGGCATATACACCCGAGGGATTGGGAACCAAAGGAGACGTAACATGGAAGCGAAACAGTTTGATGAGTTCATGAAACTCAATCTATCTACTAAAGAAGGTGCTACAACCTTCTTGAAGCAGTTAGCAAAAAATGGAGAGCTTGATGACCAACAGTTGGACAAAGCACTAATGAAAATGGTAGCCGAAGTGTAATGATATAACGAGGTTTCAATGCATAACAAGTGTTACAAGTGTGGATCCACCAACGTGACGGTACGTAATACCAGAACGGGTGGGGAACATGTACAGTGTAAGGATTGCAAAACGGAACGGTATTACCCGAATCGGAGGGACTGATCAATATGAGGGATCATGAAGTGAGCATGGAATTTACAGTTGACGAACTACTTTCAATCACGTTAGCGAACGTACTTGCTCAATACACCATACAATCAATACTTGGTGAAACAACTCCACAACAGGATCAACTATTTGAAATGGCTGTACTAAGATATGTGACACTACAACGTGAAGTTGGTAGTGTTCAAGATAAGATTACCAGAGTAGCAGCAGTACGACTGTACGGCACTAAATACCAGTAAACGGTGACTGAAATGAAAGACCCAAGGATATACAATCCGTTAGTGATAGCTAACGTACTGTATGCTGATGTAGGAACGATGTCCGATACTGAGATCGATAGTCTTGATATCGATGAGACGTTCCACTGGATTATAGATCCAGAGACTGGAATACTGAACGACTTCCAAGGAATTCCAACACTTGACGATGTCAAGCGTGCGTATGAGATTCTAGGAGCGAAAGTTATATGATCTTCCAGGTTGAGATACCAGACGACCAACTGGAGAGACTGAGACCTGTTATCGCTGACTATCAGGAGATCAATCCAGAAGATCTATCATTTGAAGATATGGTAGTGGAGTGTTTCTACATGGCGACTGATCCGCGTGGTTACCATGATGATGTAGATCTAAGGGAGATCGTAAAAGTTAAACGATTAGACTAAGAGGTAACAACATGTCATACGACAACCCAAGAATTAACGATTTGAACATGACAACATTCGATGGCATAATGAAGATGAGCAACGGGAACCCAGGAGCGGTACGAGTATGTGCCGAACTGATTAAACAGGGTGATGTTATCGATCCACGTTCAATGGGTGGACTCGGAGCCATCTTGATGATGGACTCACTCGATATTTACGAGGACAAGATCTGGTTGTTATACTCTGATGTTTGCCACCAGAACCTCAGTAAACTGGTAGCAATACTGAGAGCCTACCAGCTTGGTCAACTAGAAGGATGTACTGAACATGCAATTCACCACGCGATCAACAATAATGGCGAAGGCCTGGATATTGATAAAATCGTTACCGCGGTAACGACGAGATTACCAGACTTCAGGATCATACCATGATAATATATACCTGTCCGATATGCACAGCGAAGATCCTAATCGCTACCGATGAACGGAGACGTGTGGGCTTACGTCGGATCGATGCCCACAAGATGATACACGAACGGGAGGCAATGAATGGATGCAAAACAGATAACTGAAGAACTAATTGCCGCGAGAGTAACTAGAATCAACGATCTGGGATTCACACTAACTACCGGTGAACGTTTGATGTACGAAGCAGCGTTTAATACAGGTGCCGTTGAACTGATGAATATACTGATGAAACACGGGTGTATCGTATGACTATCAGTATTAAAGAGATGAAACTGAAGTCCGATAGTGATACAACACGTATATACGAAACGACTGATTGGGAGGACAAACCAATAGACGTTACGTTTTACTACTTGCATCACGATCATGGATTCATGGCCTATCAACATCTAACGGCTCATCCGGAACTAGATCACAAGTGTCCGTTACCTGGATGTGGACGGAAACTTGTTAGCGGGAAGGCTCCAAGACGGAAAGGTGTGTTGATCAAAGGACATATAAGGTGATAAGATGACTGAGTTAACGTATACCGGTAAAACCACAAAGCTGGAGAGTAATATGAAAGTAATCAACGATGCGATCAAAGTGATCGGGAAGCTCGTTGATACGGAGAATCTATATGTAGGTATGTCTCCAGGAATGTTCGGACCTATGATTGGTACATATTTCCGGATAACAACTCCAGTAAAGAATATGAGGACCATCAGTGATGATGATGATGAAGATGGTACCGATAGTCCACTGAAATATCTGAAGTGCCACCCGTTCATTAATGTTAGTATTAGTGGACCTTTCATATCTACCAAGATCGGTGGACGTGGTGGATGGTTCAGTACAACTTCACGGGTATATGGAGATCCGAATAGGCAATGTGAGAAGTTTCCACCAGGAACGTATATCGAGTTCGAGAACGATTCAAAGTACGAGAGTATGATAAACATACTGTCGGTGCTATACATCAGCGGATACAAGGAAGCTCTCGAACCGTTGAAGACGATCATATTCGCAGCACTCAGCAAAGTCATGACGCTTGAGGAGGGTAGTATCGAATTGGTTGGTGAGGAAAAAACAATTGAACGGATTCTCGCTACGATTACAACAACTGATCCAAGATTGATCAACCGACACATTTTACTACATGGATCCCCAGGTTGTGGAAAGAGTGAGATCGTGAAGGAGATCATACGGAGAACTCCGGACTGGATACACTATCCGTTAGGGTCTGATTCGGATACCTGGGAGGACTTCGTGAAAGCACTCGATAAACTGATGAGATTCCTCGGAAAAAGTGCGTTGATTGTTGCGGATGAGATTGATGAGAACGGACTTACACGAGCTGTAGATAGAGAGAAAGTCTTCAAGCTGTTACGTGTTCTCGATGGTGTTGGAGATATCGGACATGTTAAGTTCATCGCGACAACAAATCGAGCAGCTGATCTGGATGAAGCATTACTGAGGGTGGGACGTTTAGGTCCTGCAATTAAAGTACAGAAGCCGACAGATGAGAAGAGACGTATGATTGTAGCGTTTTATGCAGGACGCTACGAAGCTGATGTTGATGTTGATTGGCTCTGTAAAGAACTGAGAGATGCGAGCGGATCAGATATCCGCGCTGCGTTCGAGAACTGTATTATTTACGGTGACTCGTTAACAACGAAGAATATTCTGAAAGCATTCAAAGAGATTAAAGAACCGATGGAGTGATCGTAATGGATGATTTGGATAAATCAAAACGATTAAGTGATGAAGCGAGAACTGCATTTATCAGATTACAGATGAAATGCTTAACCGTAGCTAATAACGAATCAATCAACGATCCGGAACAGATGCAGTTGTTCCAACGTGCATTCATGCACGGAGCAAAAGCTATGGTTGAGATCTACCAGGAAAGGAGACAACATGAGTCTAAGCACAAGACTGAAAAGGATCATTCTTGATCTTGAGGACCTCAGAGCAGACTGTAGTTATAGTGATGAGACTGAACCACTTGATCATGTGATTGAAGAACTAAACAATGTTCATTTATGGTCTGATACGGTGAGCTAGATGATCGAACTGATAGCATCAGTAATTGTTCCGTTGATGACGGAAGATGGAAGTCTTCCTGAAGATGAACTTGAAGATGTAATGAATGATGAACAACTACCAGATATGTGCATTCATGGGAATGATCCTGAAGAATGTGATATTTGTAATGAAGATAATTTGTAGGTGAAACTATGGAACCAGAAAACGAACAGATTGTGTGGAATCATGAAAGCAATGATTATCCGATTGCTATGGGAATGACCAAGGAACGTCTCGAACAAATCATGAGGAAGTACAACAGGCTTGTTAGGCACGAAGATAAATTGTACCCTGACTGCAGGTCTGGATTTGCACAGCTCCTGTACGATAACTTCACAAAGATAGAAGTTATCATTGTGATGCAAGCATTGAAGGACCAGGACCGTATAACGAGACGGGATACGCTCAGGAAACTGTTTGAGCATGACTGAGAGGATCGTTCTATGAAAATCGAAGTATTACCAACTGGAATGATAGCGTTTGACAACGGACATAATTTCAACCAGATGAGAGTGGATGCAATAAAATCCATTATCATCTTTCCACCTGATGATGGAGTTAGTCATTACGATCATTGGAGAGTCCAAGTGGTAGGTGAAGGATACATAGTGTTTAAAGCTAACACTAGAGAGGATGCATTTATAATCAAGAATACTATAGACCAGGCAATGGGAGCAACCCCACCAATGAAATTTGTACAGGGTAGAGCTGTACCTATTACTTTATAACCTTTATTTGGCTGAAACCCGGAAACGGAAACATTTCCGGGCAGCACAGGTGAAAGGCCTGAACAGGAGAGACGAAAACATGCCTAAAGCAAGCAAGAAGGGCGCTCCGGCACCCAGTATCGAAAATGCGGATGTAATGGAACTCGGAGATCTGTACGACAAGATCGATGCAGAGAGGAAGGTCCGGAAGTCTGGACAGGCAAGTGTATCTGCCGATCAGATTCGCGAGTACCGTGATGAACTGTTTGCAGCTGGAAAAGACAAGATCAGTGTTGCGACATTGAAGCGCCTGGTAGACCTGAAATTTGGTCTCGAGAAGACTGAAGATGGAGACACCAGGGTACAGAACTCATCTATCCGGTCTGCAGTAGAAAAGGGTGACTACGAGATCATCAAGGAAGGAAACGTTGCATACATCGTTCGGAAGGCTTAAACGGTACCTCTGAGAGGTATCGTTTATGTCTAACGAACGTATCATGGGTTACTGTCCATTCTGCCATTCAGTGGTACGACAAGCCTACAGAGATAAACTCCAGAAGGTTGGCTACTGTACTGGATGCGGACTGGAATACGGTAACACCTTAGACCAGTGTTGGGGTGTACACAAGAAAGTCATAACGAACGTGGAGCTAAGGCGGTTGGTTAACGAAGCATATGGACAACTATCTAAAGAGAGCGATCGATTGGATGCACAAGTATTTATTCAGTGCTTAAATTTAGCTTCCTTACGAATGACAGGATATGGAATCCCTGATATTCCAGTAAGAACGTTGAATACGTGGGGCTACGATGTGGTAGCTGGGTACATTACAAGACGGAAGACTAGTGAGGAATAACTATGAGAAGTGACTACCTACCAGCTACAGCAGTATGCTTCTGTTGTGGATCGTTGATTCGGGAGAGTCAGATAAACGGATGCGTTGAAGGATTGATCACACATACTAAAGAAGATGGAACGATATTAATTGATCCATTTACTGGATACTTATGTTCGGAATGTAAACACAAGACGAAAGGATACATTGAAGGTGGTATACCAGCTGCTAAAGAGAGAGCTCGGAGATGGACTGATGAAGATAAACGGTTGGGAGAATAAAACACCCCACATTATACGGAGGATCGCAACTGACGGGCGGGTACTTGCAGAGTATCCACCTGCAAATTTTCCGTTACGTGTGAAACAAAAGGAACAGGTGATATACGTTGCGAACGGAACTGTTATTAAACGGTATGTTGGTAAACCTGAGTTCAAAGGATTACCGGATCCAATACGAGAAGATATAATATATATTGTATCGGGTATTGCAGCTTCACTGATTAAACGGTGGAATTTTGTTGCTCCGAACAGTAGTCCGGAATCTGTTTCACGAAAGGGACAGAGTGTGTTCGCAGTGAAATCATTCACAACGTTCGGGAGTCTACTAGATGACGAAAAGGGACAATCTTGCGATCGTACTGCAGGATAATATCGTTGCGATAGGACTAACTGATGATACAAAAAAACTTTTTCATGTACGGTTACTAACTACGGTGCTAAAGATGGTCCAGTCTGGACGATCAAAATATGCTATTGTTACGGAGTTGAATAGACAATCGAATAAATGTGGACGAGATCTAGTACCTGTGGTAATTGAGGTATATGAATTAGTTAGACAAGAGGAGTTCTAATGACGGAGCAGTATATTGATCTGGATAAAGCAATCAATGAACGATTAAAACATGAGACGATTATAGTCACAATGACTAAGACGAAACTTGAGTTTAAGATTGATGATCGGGAGATTGACCTCTGGAAACGAAAGTTGAACGAACTTGGTGAACCATATACTATGGTGGACACTCGGGAGGATTAAACATGGAAATTCATGAGGCATATAATATGACACCTGAAGAGGTGATGGAATGTCAAACGCTAGTTGACTTATGCAGAGATCCGAACGTTCGAACAAAGTCACAATGTTTAGATATTCTAGAAACTGCTTCAAGACCACGAGTTGGCATGCTGTCAGCAATGTTTCTTGGTCATATAATGAGATCTTAGATATTTACGGGCTGATTAGGGTCGAACCTATCAGTCCACTTTACATCTGGGCGAAAGCCCAGGTGTAGACATGGAAGACAATCGGAGACAATCATTCTTTCGAGATAAGTATGGAGAACCGAGACCGTTAAGAGTACTGGGAGTACTCTTTGTTGGAGTTATAGGGACGTTCATAGTATTACCGTTACTATTGAACTGTATAACAACTGTTCCAGCTGGACATGTTGGAATTCAGGATACGTTCGGAACTGTTAACGATAACGTTCTTGAACCTGGATTTCACTTGAAGTTCCCGTTCACGAGGATAATCCCTATGTCCGTTCAGACACAGAAGTACATAGACTATGGGACTAATGATGTAGCTACCATCGTTGGACTATCTAATGAAGCCCTAAAGACTACGATTGGTGTCACAATGAACTATCATCTGAATCCAAATAAAGCCGTAGAGGTTTATAAGACTGTAGGAACTGATTATATTACGACAGTACTTAGGGACCCTATGCATACTGTGCCGAGGGATGTAATGTCTCAGTATGATGCTAAGACGTTGTATTCTGCAAGTACTGGTGGAGCAGACAGACTGTTAGTTGAACAGAGAATGGGTGACGCTGTACGTGAGCGTATTAACAACGTTGGGGTTAAGGACTCCATAACGATTGAGCAGTTCTATATACGGAATATTGAGTTTCCACCTGAATTCACGAATGCACGAACTGATCAGATGAATATGGAGACTAAGATTAAGACCAAGCAGAATGAAGTTAGTGTCCAGGAGATGGAATCAAACCGTATGAGAGCTGAAGCTCAAGGTATCGCTGATGCGAACAAGATTATCGCCGGATCGTTATCTGAACAGTACTTACAGTGGTATTGGTTGGAAACGATGAAGACTAATCCGAAGGCAATCTATATTCCAGTGAACGATAACGGGTTACCGTTGTTCAAGAATGTAGACTCACCCAACTAAATTTTTTAAAGACGAAGAGCTAGGTGATTAAGATGGTTGATGAGAAGTGGGAGGGTGGACTTTACTGTCCGTTTAGGATCTTTGGAAACGGTACCGTATGTAGAGTTGGTGTACCGTTTAGACGATTCGATATTGAACCCGGTAATCGTTGTCGAGCATGGGATGGAGAAGGTTGCACACTTTGTTATTTCGATTATGGTGATAAACGATGAGATGTAAACGATGTATCTTCTATGTGAACGGTTGCCAGCAGTTTGGACGGTTATCGTTCTTTGAATGGTTAATCGTTATCTTCTGGTGTCCAATATTTAAGAAGGATCCGGACTTCTTTAATCGGGAGGTGACTCATGGTTGACTTTAAGAAGCTAATCAATAAGCCTCCGATGACTGAGGAGGAACGTCAGAAACTTTGGGACGACTGGTATAACGGATTACCAGAATCTGAGAAACGAATTGTTGATCGAGAACGGAAACGGAGAGATAACAATGAGTGATGCTATATGTAATCTATGTCCGAGTATGACATGTTCAGTAAGTCTTCCAAAAGATATACCGCAAAAGGTTCCTGACGAACTATTGCAAAAATATTGCAATCTTCATGGAGTATGTTTGAATAAATCTCGTGGTGCTATCCCGAGGTGGAAACGATGACTGACACACAGCAGCCGGAACGTGAATGTCCAGATATTGAATATCATGATGAAAATGCTATGGCGGGATATCAAGGGAATAGGTGTAAACACAATGATGCAATATACGGGCATTGTAATACCGCAAGACAATTAAAGAAGTGTCCGAGAGGTATCCCATGACCCCCGACGCACAGCAGCGGGAACCTTTTTACCGATGTTGCAGAGGGGAAGGGAAAGCAGATTGTGAATTTATGATTTGGGATGGTAT